ATCAACGGCCCCGCCTTCTTCCCAGGGAATCAACGTAGGGCGTAGCTTGACCGCTCAAGCTGAATGATTACCAGCCGGGGTTATTTATAAGCCGCGAACGAACCCACTCACCCTACCCCCCCCCCCCACCAGAGTGCCCCCTCTACCTCCTGATGGCGTAACCCCCCACCCCCCGGCATAGTTGACATGTAAAGTATCCCGAGGTAGCCGCAGCCGATACCGCACTTGTCGATCCTACGTACACGTACTATCCCGTTTCAGACCCGCAGCCGATGCTGGACCTGCTCAACCGCCTTCTAGCCGCAGCCGTTCGTTTACCTGCTCTGATGGTTGAGGTGGTCGAGGTGCTGCACTAGTGATGCCGCCGATGCTGGTTCTATTCGTCCGAGTCGATTCCAGCGGTGGGAATCGGTTTCTGTGCATGTCTAGCCCGATTCCCAATAAATTCCAGAATCCCCAAGTCCTTACGTTTCAACGGGTTATGGCTCAATCTTCTCAAACAATACCGGAAAGCCTATTGCCAACAATACAAGCCGCCGATATCCTGCTGTAGGCAGGACGCCAAAACGGTTGGCGTGGTCGCCTGGTTCGGTTCTCTCTCTCTCTCTAGGTGTTAAAAATGATTGACGATCAAAATTGCTGGGAACTAGGTTTGGATATGGTCCGCGAAGGGCGGGGCAGTTGGTCACTGTCTGCTAATTGTAAAGTAGCTTGTGGTTTGCGAGTGTTAGAATGCGTCACTACTGAGTACCAGAGTTGCTTAGATCGTGAATACTTGAAAGAGCTTGTTGATCAAGTCCGCGGTGCTGGCGGTAATCAAGTTGCTCTTGCGTTCTTACGTCGCGTTAGATCGTTGGTCCATCCTTCGATCCGCGTGGGTCAAATTTACGGTCAGCGTGGGAACGGATGCAATATCGAGATCATCGCGTTTGAATCCGATGGTTGGATTCGAGTCGAGTTCGAGGATAACGGTGAAATTTGCCTTTTCCATCGATCCGTATTTTTTGACCATTTCCGGGGCGTAGTTTCTCGCGTTTGAATCGCCGCCAGTCAATTATTGCCCCCGGTGCCTCGGTGCTGGGGTTTCTTCTGATCGTGCTTTGTTTTTCTCTCCCATTAGTTTTTAAGGTTCTAAAATGTCTATTGCTTCAATCACTGCCGCTGATGTTATCCTGTCCTTGCAAGGTAAGACTCTGACTCTCGATGCTCCAACCACTTGGACCGTGCCCACTGCGGATTTGTACGTGGTTTGTGAATGGTGGCGATATCATGTCCAAGGCCCTGACCGTGTTAGGTTTCCCGACGTTCCCGCGATAATGTGGGAAGCTGAGTTAGGCAATCGATTAGAGCAAGCGGGTTATCCGGTTATGATGCGTGCGAGCGGTTGCACCCTGATAAAACATGTAGACGGGCTTCCCAAGCCATCAAAGATTGTCGGCAAGTATTTTCACGAATTGCGGCAATTGATCGAGCCCCACTACATTACTCGGCCATTCGATCGCACTGCTATGGGCTACGCATACGGTGCTGATGCTGTCATGAGTGGTGAGACTGAGAAATTGGTTTTAGGTGGGATCAAGAAAACCAAGGTATCCGATTGCGTGCTGCACTTTTCGCGGCAGTGGTTCTCTGAGGATGGCATTTATGGCGATGCTGGCTCTTGTTTCTATCCTGGTCGCGACTATGGGCATTGCTCGGATGGGATCATCGACAACGGTGGTCTAGTTGTTCGTGTCATTCATCCCGATTATGCCTCCCTGGCTGAATCTTCATATGTCGATGATGACGCGATAGACGAAGCGGGGGCGGCTTTGGGTCGTTGCTGGTTGATGCCGTGCGATAATGTGGACGGGGTTGTGGTGTGTAATTCGTACAACAAAACTGGTCACGGTTGGCTTAATCGTGAAGTTATAGCTAATTGTTTGCGTGATCATATCGTGGAAAAGTTTGGTTGTGATTGGCAAGTGGTAAAAGCTGAATCAGGGGAGGCGTGTGGTTGGTACGTAAACGGTTCTTCTGGTTTCGTCGTCTCGTCTCATACTCCCCGGTACTTTGATCTACCAGACATTGAAGAAGATAAATCTGTAGAATGCGATTGTTGCGGCGATAGGTTCGATGATGACGAACTAGAGAGCGTAGCAAGTGGGGAGCGGGTTTGTTCTTCGTGTCTGTCTGATTCGTACTTCCTCTGTGAAGTCTGCGAGGAATACCACCCAACGGATGAAATGCAAACGGTCTATGATTGGTCTGACGGTATGGAACGGTATGTATGTGATTGCTGCATCTCGAACGATTCGGATATTCAGATGGTGCCCGATTGGATAGGTGGCAGTGAAGGTATTCACTACGTGGACATGAGTCGATAGTTAATTCCATCTCTCCGGCCCCTGGTGCTGTACTGGGGGCATTTGTCTTTATGAGGTTTCACTATGTCAAGAACGATTTTTTTCTGTGGTACTGAGTTGCGTTTGCGTGGTCGAATTAGCTTTAACTCGGTTGTTCTCCGTGGCGATGGTTGGGGCTGGGGTCGCGATCTCGCCGGTGATTGGTACGTTGTGCGTGGTGATCATGTCGAGCGGTTAGCAACGGGTGAGGATTTGTACCAGATGCGTTCGTTTGTGGAGTCGTTCTAATATGTTTGAACCATGCCCATTCCAGCCCCTGGCGAGTCATTTAGAACTGCGGGGGAATCTAATCGTGCTGGAACATAACGGGGGTTATTTGGTCGCGTGGGACGACTCGGCCCGGCGATTGTGCGAGTCGGTTCCTACTCTCCGGCTCCGACAATCCTGGTTCGGTGTTTGAAGTGTTTTGAGGTTCGCCCCTGGTGTTGGTCGTTTGGTGGCTGATCGTACTGGGGCGAACGTGGCTGTAGTTCGTGTTTAATTCCTAACCCCCTGGGGCGTGTGCTCTGGGGGTTTTCTCGTTGGTGGTGTACTGAATCGGGTAGGCTGGTTTGCGTGCGTTAGGTGGCATCCTGTTGCGTTGTGGCATAGGATGCTGGTATAGTCTGCGGTTTTAAGGTTTGAAACAATGGGGGCAAGAATGGCTGATGAGGATAGGAAAGTGACTGGGAAGGGCAAGGGCAAGCGTCCGATGGCGGTGCGAATGATGAGCGAGAACCCGGAACAATTCGCTAGATTGCTCGATGTGCTCCGATTGGGTACGACGTTAACCAGTGCTGCAAGTCATGCGGGGATTAGTCCGAGTGCTCTGAGATATGCTTGGAAGTGGTGCGAGGGTAACCCGAAACGTAAAGAGGCTAGACAGTGGCTAAAGGCTGTGAGAGGTGCAATCGCGGCGGCTAGGTCGCTAACGGAAGCGGAATTGCGTAAATCGTCGCCGTTAGTGTGGCTGGAACGTGGACCGGGAAAGTTATTAGGTGATGATTGGAATCAGTCTAGTAATGATGAATCTAATAAGTCAGAATCTAATACAATCACACAACGTGAATTGATAGCCGCACTTATCATATTACGTAACGCTCGCATCAGCATTGATGAGTTGATAGATAGTGGCCGCATCTATGAGGCTATCAACCCAACGGAATCTAACATCATAGAAGCCGCATCTGTTGCTTCACCTGCACAAGCCAATCTAACACATGAGGTTTCAGGTGCGGCCAATGACGATCAATCTCATAGTACGTCTACGTACCATACTAATGCGGGCGAAGGTACGGGTATGGGTGCGGGGGGCTATATGGAGAGTCCTCATCACCTCCCTCCAAACAGTCAAGAAAACAATCCTTCCTCTCTGCGGGATAAAATGTCTGATGATGAGGTTGGTACTGTTGCTTCTATCATGGGGCCTCCTACCGAATCTAATAGCTCTGATGAGCCAGACACCCCGGTACCCTTAAATGATGATGGGGTGGGGGTAGATAATTTTTTTGATGAGTCTGATACAAGTGAGGTTCCTGCAAACAGTAACTTGTCACCTGACGATATTAGGAAGAAAGCTGTTGCTGATCTTGCGTCTAATAGTCGGCAATGGCGGGATGATAATAAGGTGAAAGCTAAACGGGTAACACCTGTAAAGAAGGAGTCGGGTGTTGTGCGAAAGAAACGTACTAAGTTTTCGGTACCGCCTAATAAGGATAAAACTGTTGAGGAGTTTGATAAGGAAGCTGTTGAAAAGATTGATAAGGAACTGGATCACTTACCGGAATCCCTTCGAAAATTCCTGGGAGAAGATTGATTATGACTATCGGAGATGGTATTAGTATGGCTGCGTTGTTTGTGTGTATGACTGTTTTTATGATTTACTGGTGTGAAAAGGAGAGTTAGATGAGATTGTTACTATTGTTGATGTTGGTGCCCGCTGCTGTTCATGCTCAAGTAGTTGTTGAGCCGGACAGAGGAAATCCTGAATTGGAGGTTCTGGTACCGTGGGAGAATGGACCCTTCTTAGGTTTCTTTCTAGTGGAGACTAAGAACATTACCTATCTACCTGAGTTGGCTACTAATCCGGGTACTCAGTTTAATGTAGGGGTTGATCTGTTAGGTGATGCACTCCGGTTTGGTGAAGGTCATTTGCATGGTTGGGTATTTCGACTGAATAGAAACGGGGAGTTGATTAGGGATGATGGCCCTCTTCCCAGCCCTGCTGCTTATGCTAGGTTCTACGGGGCTGGCGGTGCTGAGTTCTTTGGTAACGAGCAAAAAGGGTACTACTTTAAGACGGATGATCTGAAAGATCTTAGACGGGGGCGGTATCGAGTCTTCTTCCAAGCTCAACAGAATGATCATACGGCTATGACACAGATCAGTGCCCCCGCGTTTCCGGCTATTGCTTCTAGGGATTTTTGGGTTTGGTAGTTTTTCGGTTACTTTACACCCCACAGTTTCAATGTATTCTGTGGGGTCTTAGGAATTTATTATGAGTGAATCAAATGCTGATGTACCGTTTTATACATTCGTTGTGTATCAAGACGGGGAGTACGATGTTCGCGGTAAACTGTATATGGGTAAAGAACTGGTAACCGATTTACATTGTATCGATTTTAAGAATTTGCTCTCTGATGCTGAAATACACAAACTAGATTTGATGCACGCCCCTAATAACTTTCGCAATAAAGACTGGCTATACTCCCGGTTGAGAATGCACCCAACTGCTATCAGATCAGGCGGGGTGATTGATAATCAAGGGGTTATTCGCTATCTGAAAAAGCCCCCCTCTTCCCAGGAAACTCAAGGGGAAAAGCCCAAATCGGATGTAGTGTGTCCTGGTATTGATCAGGTGCCGTTTTGTTTGCTGGAACGGGTAGGTGCTATCTTTGCTGAGGGTGAGGTTAAATATGGCAGGGATAACTGGAAGCAGGAACCTGATGATAAGAGTTACGATCAGGAACGTATGCGTCACGCTTTAAGACACCTACATTTGTATGCTGATGGCGATAGGGCTGAAGATCATTTGGCTAAGGTTGCTTGGTTTTGTGCTACTACTATGTGGAGAGAAGATGCAAATAATAGCGTTAAACGGGCTCACGATTAAACCTGCTGTTGATGGTAGGATTGGTTCCTATCTCCCAGGAAGCGTTGAGGTTTATAGGTGGAACTGGAGAGCTAAAGATGTGTGTTGGACCCGTTGGACAATATTTACCGAAATTGGTAGCGAACCTTATATCTTGGTTGGCTTTTCTGATGGTGGTACTATGGCTCACCGTGTTGCTCATTTGGACAATCGGTGCATTGGCTTGGTTGTGCATAGTGGTCTTAGAGCTTCCATACCACGTATACGAGATATACCGACGTTACTGGTGACTACGAATGGGGATAGGACTGGTTGTAGACAAGCGACTGAGGATATGTATGATCGTTACACAGGCTATGTTACTAATTTAACTTTGGCTGGTGTACCATTTACTAGACCACATAGTTGGTACGAGCGTTTACTAAAACATCAATTCCATAACGCCTCTGGATTGATTAATGATTGGATTGCGTTGAACTACTAAGGTTTAATTATGGCTAAAACTAAGAATGATTCACTGTCTTTAGATGATCTTGATGGTATGGGTTCTCCTGTAGAACCGAATGATATGGAGGCTAGATTACAGAAAATCGAACTGTTTATGAAGCGGTTTGATGGCAGTAATATGAACCTAACAGATAGGCAAGTTGTGTATCATGCTGCTTATGTAGCTATCTTACAAGGGATGTTAAATTTTAATCCTTCTATGCTGAAAAAACCTGATTTGTTGTATACGTATCTTCGGGACGCCAAAGTTGCTGCCGAAATGGCTTTGGTTGTCCATGATGGAGGTACTAAAGGAGAATTTACTGGCGAGTTTAAGTTGAGAAGGGAGAAAGGTGAATAATGCCTAGACCTAAAAAATATAAGCTAATTGGTGCTTATCTTAGAAAACTTAGGGTGGCTAAAGGTATCGAACGCAATTGGTTAGCTAAAAAGCTATCCAGAAGCACTTCCGATTTAATGAATATGGAGTTGGGAATTAGGGCTATACCCAATCTTCGTACCTTGAAATCTTGGGTGCATTATTTAGATGCTGTCGATAAGTTAGATACTGCGGTTAAACTGTATATGGCTGATGGTCATAAGTTAGAGGTTGATATACGTGCTTTAACCCTGGAAGAAAGACTTAGATTGGTGGCTATAACCAATGCGTTTAGAGCTAGGAAAGTGCATCCTAACTTGATTGAAGCTATTGATCAAGCGTTGTTTGAAAAACCTGTGACAATCCAAAAATCTAAGCACGTAGCTCCAAGCGTGAAGATCGGTGAATCACCAGTTATGACTGAATTTGATTACAATCACACCACGGGAAACGTGGAAAATACTAGGGAGTACACCAATGACGAATGGAAAAATCAAGGGCAAAAGGGGGGAGTTGGAGGCAGCAAATGTCTTGGGGACGGTCCTGGGCCTGAAGATGCGTAGGTCTCAGCAATATGCGGGTATCAACGGGGATGCAGACATTGTAGGCGTTCCTGGACTGCATGTAGAGGTTAAACGCCAAGAGAAAATGGATATGTACGGGGCAATGGAGCAGGCTCATAGAGATGCTGCTGAAGACGATGTACCAATTGTTATGCACCGTAAAAATCGTAGACCTTGGGTAGTTATCGTGCAAACAGACGATCTATTGGAGTTCTGCCGAACCGTAGTTGCTGCTGCTGAACAAGCTCCTATAACCACACCTAAACCCGTAAAGAAAGCAAAACGGGCTGTTAGAGTACGACGACCATCAGCGGAATAATGCTCTCTCCCAGGGAATGGTTTCTTTGGCAATTAAAAGAATACCATAACCATGTTAATAAGTAAGTACGTACCTTCTAAGTTATTTCCAAAACAGATTGCTGTATCGATGCTTCCACATATGGAGGCTCTTTATGGTGGTCAGGCTGGAGGAGGTAAATCTGAACTATTGCTTGCATTAGCTTTGCAGTATGTTCATATTCCTGGCTACTCAGCTATTGTATTCAGGCGTACTTTAACGGATTTGAAACAGCCTGGAGCTTTACTTGATAGGGCTCACTCTTGGCTTAGAGGTGCTCCCGGATGTAGGTTTGCTGGTGATGAGCACACATACTATTTTGAAACTCATTGGCCTAATGGTGTTGTAGGACACCCTGCTAAATTAGCTTTTGGTTACATTGGCGAAGCTAATATACAAACTCGTTACCAATCGGCTGAGTATCAAACAATTCTTTGGGACGAGTTGACTCAGCATGAGGAGACTAACTATTTATATCTGTTTTCTCGATTGCGTAAGAAGGTATGCCCTGTCCATAAAACAACTAATGACGGCAAACCTAATTACAAATCTGACTGTATGTACTGTCAGGTTTACAGTTCCTTACCTTTACGGGTAAGAGGAGCTACTAACCCAGGAGGTATTGGTCACCAGTGGGTAAGAGATAGGTTTCAGATTGAACCTGCGGAAAACATACCTATTTATGAGATCAGGGAAGATGATACTAACATTAATTGGATTGGTAAACATCCTGATAGACCTTTTATTCAAGCATCTTACCGAGACAATCCGCACATTGATCAGGAAGGGTATGCTAAGGCTCTTGATGAATTACCACCTATTGAGAAAGCTCGTCTCAAATATGGTAATTGGGCTGTTAATGTTGATGCCAGATTCAAACGTAGATGGGTAAAGCATTATTCAACTAGAGGTGATAGGTACTTTTCCCTGGGAAGAGATGGTGTTGGCAAAGTTGTTGATTTCAAAAATGACATTCAACGTACTTTTGTTACCGTTGACCCTGCTGCATCTAAACGCGAGGGTATGACAGAAATGGTGGTTAACAAAGGTAAGGATGCTTCTTGGACTGTAATTGCTGTTTGGGCCCTTACTAATGACTACCATCTACTGTTGTTAGACGTTATTAGATTTCAAGACGAGATTCCTGCTGTTGTTCAAGCATTAGTAGAAGTTAATAAACGATGGCGACCGGCTTATTTTAGAATTGAAGGTAATGGATTGGGTAAAGGTGTTGTTCAATACTCTCAAATATATGGGCTTACAGTAAAAGAAGGTAAACGCTATACCGATAAAGTGGTTAATTCCACCGCTGCCCAACTTAGAATGGAACAAGGACGTATTTGGTTTCCTCAGTGGGCTTCTTGGCTCAAAGATTGGGAAGATGAAATATTTAACTGGACAGGGGATGATACCCAAGCTGATGACCAAGTAGACGTATTAGCAGATGCGGCTCAAGATGTAGTTTGGGAAGCAGGAGACGACCGAGATAATAAAGAAGAATACACAGGTTCTACAATGGATTACCCTGGTTGGTTTGGTTATGACAGTTTACCTACCTATGGTATTTGACAGAATGATCACGATATTGAATCTATTCACTTTGGAGGACCACAAATGGCAGATATCTCTATAACTGCGAGTAATGTTGTCCCTGCTACAGACGCTTCTACGGAAGTTATTCTGCTAGGTGCAGATGCTGATGCAGGGGATATTTTAGTTTATGACTCAACCGATGGCGATTGGGTGCTTGCTGCGAATTCGTCTGCTGCTCTTGCGGGTAATGGCGATCCGCTGCAATTAAGAATGGCTACATCAAGTGGCGTTGCTGGTCAAAGCGTGTCCGCTGTACGTCCTGGGAGTAAGGTTACAGTCGGTTCAGTATTAACAAAGGGTCGTTGGTATGTGCTATCTACTGGTGGAGCTATTAGCCCCGAATCAGACGCTACAACTAATGACTGGTCTACACTCATTGGATATGCTGTTTCGGCAACTCAACTCTCATTTCAACCAATTGTTACGGGAGTTCAAGTCTAATGGCTAAATTTGTTAAACGAATCGTTACTGAAGGAGAATACTTAGTATCCACTGCTTCGGGACAACGGAAAAAAGTAACTTTCTCACCTAAAGACCTGGAAGAAAGAGCATTAACTGCTACTCAAATGCTAGAGTCCGGGTTAAAAATTCCTGCTCCGCGACAGCATACACTTGATGCTAAACCTGAGTTGGAAGAGTCTAAACCTGATGGTAAATACGAAAACTTAGGCTTTTGGGATAAGTTTTACGTCGGAGAGACTGAGGATGGTCGTTCCGCTCTGTATGGTGTGCTTGACGCTCCTGGTGATCGTAATGATCCAGCAACTCCTGCGGGACAAGTGGCGAAAGTAGTACAAGATGTTAGTATTTGTACTCATGATTTTGTTGACGGCAAAGAACGAGAATGGAAGAATGCTATTTGGCATGTCGCTTTACCAACACATCCTATTGAACCGCATCAAGAAAACTTCAAGGCATTGCCTGATGATTACGAAGTTGTAATGATGAGCCAGAGAGTAATGACCGTGGATACAGAAAAACTCTTGACAGCATTATCTAAATGCGGAATATCTTTACCATCTGATACAACGGATGATAATTTATTAGACCGATTGTACGTAGCTGTTACCCAAAAAGCTGAGGGGTCTGATAGCAGCAGTTTGAATACTAAATCTTCTGGAACTAAAGTGGAGACTTACCCAATTATGATGTCACTTAACCAACAGCAAGTAGACGCTATTCTATCTGCTAATGTTATGGACCCTTCGACCGGCAAGCCATTTAGCAAAGATACATTTGCTGATAAGGGTGGAGAGCCGTCTGATTTGAAAAAGTACAAAGAATCAGTTGTGTTGATGAGCAACATGCTGAATAAGTCTTATAAAGAACGATATAGTGATCGGGTCAAAGGTTTGATCGCTACTGGTCGTATCTCGGAAGAATACGCAAAGAACAACTTGTTTCCAATGATTGAGAAGCTTGATGTTGGTGAAGCGATTCAAATGGGTTTGAATGAAGATGGTTCCCTGCCATCCAATGCGGTGGAAGTTACTATCTCCGCTCTTGAAAACCTCCAAGCACCTGCTCAAAGTGAAGGAAATGTTGGTAGTAACCAAAACCTTTGGATGAGCAACAAGCCTAACGATTCTTCAACACAGCCTCGTCCAAATGATGTTGCTGAGCTTAATGATGAAGACGCAGACAAACTCATTGAGCAATTGTTGAAGTCTTAATCCCCAAATTCAAATCCATATAGGAGATAAAAATGATTTTATTCGATGGTGCGTTCGGTACTCCTGGTATCCGAGACTTGCTTGAAACTACTGAAAACCAATTTTGGGTTGGTCGGTATGAATTGCAAGAATGGGCTGGTGAAGTTGTTGACGGTTCAGCAACAGACACTGGTAATACCAGTCAGACAAGTGATCTTCGAGCAGGTTTGCTTCTAGGTAAAGTTACCAGTGGTGCTGACGAAGGTAAGGTAAAGCAATGGAATCCCGCTGCCACTGATGGTACCGAGGATATCTATGGTGTTCTTCCTTATATGTTGAACACTGACTTCCGTGGCTCTACTCTGGACCGTAAGACTGGAATTATGGTTGGTGGTTTGGTCGATGCAACCAAACTGCTGATCCCCGGCCAAACGGCTCTTGGTATTGCTGGTAATGCTAACGAGTTTCTTATCCGCAACCAAATGGTTGGTTCTGGTCGATTCAAGTTCTATAAGGATTTTGTTTCGATTGATCAAGGCTCATGGCGTAATGTTGTCGCTAAGACAGCAGATTACACTGTTACAACTTCGGATATTGGTACGCTGTTTACTAATCGTGGTGCTGCTGGTGCTGTAAACTTTACGTTACCGGCTACACCGTATAAAGGTTTCCGAGTTGGTTTTTACGCAGTTGCCGACCAAAACTTGGTTGTAACCGCTGGGACTGCTGACACAATGGTGACCTTTAATGACGCCACTGCTGATTCAGTAGCTTTTCAAACTTCCAGTGAGATCATTGGAGGTATGTTTGAAGTAGTTGGCGACGGTACTGGTTGGCTAGTACTTCCTCGATTAGCTGCTGACAGTCAAACCATTACCATCGTTACTGCATAGGTTGATTCACACTAAACAGGGCTGTGAACCAGCCTATAGGAGATAAATAGATGGGTTACGTATCGAGAGAGAAATTATTCCAAACCCCGGTTATCACGGGCCTTATCAGCCAGATTGATGTTCCGGGTAGTATCTTCCAACGTGCTTATGCGATGGGTGGTGCTGGTCGTAGGGTGCAAGGACGTACTGCTGCTTGGGATTTATTCCACAGCACACGTTCGGTTGCTAGTGTTCGGGCTCCACGAACTGGGCCTGCAATGCGAAGCCGTAAACCTTACGGGCAACGTGCGGCACAGATGCTGAGGCTTCATGAGAAAATGATTGTTTTCGATGAAGACTTGATGCGTTTCCGTCCTGCTGGCTCACCTATTGGATCGATTGATGCCAGTGGTCAAGCCTACGTCCGTCAGCAATTAGGATACTTCTCACAAGTATTCCGAAACACTCGGGAATGGGCTGTTAGTCGTATGTTTCGAGGTGGTTTTGGTGTCAAAGCCGTTGGCGATGAATTTCGGTTGTGTGAATCGGACGACTCTGATGCTCTTTACACAATCGATTACGGTATTCCTGCGGGACATAAGTCTCAACTGGATGTAGACGGTAATGGCGACATTATCGATACTAGTTGGGATGATGCTGCTGCGGATATTGTGAGCCAATTCCAAAAGCTAGATTATCAAGCCGAACGTGTTTCCGGTTACCCAACCCGACACATTTGGATTAACGGTAATACGGCTCAATATTTGTTTGAAAACACACAACTTGCAAGTGTTCGTGGTACTTCAGTTCGGATTTTTGACAGTCTCAGTCGTCGAGAAATCGATCCTGCATCTACACTACCTGATACTGGATACGATATTGTATTTGGTGCCATGCCATTGCATCGTTTCCATGTTTACAACGGTGGTTTGGTTACTCCGGGAACCTCGGAAGATTTTGATTCGCAGATCAGTGCAACCAATTTTGAACGGTTCATTCCTGATAACTATGCGATCATTACTCCTGATCCTGGTGATTGGTGTGAGATGATGACTGGTTCGGAATACATCCGAGAAAATGTCACTCGTCCGATGAGAGAAGTTTATGGGATGAATAGCTGGTCTACTCCGGTTACCAACCCTCCTGGTCAAGAGATTTACATGTTGGATAACTTCCTGCCAGTCTTGTATATCCCGCGAGCAGTCTACTACGCAGAAGTTATCTTTACTTCGTAGTAATTAATATTTAATTACCCGCCCTGAGAAATCCTTGGGGCGGGTGTTCTTCATAAATTCCAAGGTTCCCAATATGTCAAAAGAAAAAGTATCTGGTACGCTTACAGCAGATGGTGCTAGTACGGTTGTTAACTGGACTGGGCGTAGGGTAGGAAGTATCGCAGCTTATGGAACCTTTGGCGGTGGCACCCTTGTTTTCCAGTATTCATTGGACGGTGGTGTTACTTGGAAAACGATCAACTCTATAGGTTCTGATTTAACATCAACGCCGTTATCGTTTACTGAAGACACAAACGGTCTAAACTTTGAAGCACCTAAATGCAAAGTTCGTTTCAGTTTGTCGGGGGCTACAGACCCAAATATTGAATACTTTATTTCCCCTTTGACTTGTATTTCTTCAGTTTAAGCGGTCGATCTACCATTGAGCGGCAACGAAAACATATTGACAGTTAGAAAACTATGGCATTTTCAAAACGCGGATTTCATACCTACTGCGACACGATAAGTCGTGAAATGTGGGGGCTTTCCGATGGGGAGTCTACCGCAGGGGATACCGATATTTCGTTAGCGTCTCAGCCTAGCGGAGATGTTCGGGATAAATGCCTAGCCTTCACAACGAGCGGCGGTGCGGGAACTGGTTTTGTTGAGACGGAATTTCAGTATCTGCCGCATGGAGCAGTTATCGAATCGGCCAGTTTAGTAACTTCATTCGCTGAAATGTGGCTGCGATTTCGGTTCTTAGTCTCAACCGCAACCACTCCATCAAGCGGCCAGTTGTCTTTAGTTGCTTTGCGTGCCAGTGGAAATACGGTTTACCGATTGCTGTTAAATGCTAATGGAACGCTTGACCTAGAAACGAAACCAGCATCTAGCGGATCACTGACATCTGCGGGCACGGGCTCGACAGCGATCACGTACGGACAGTTTTTCGAGGTCATAATTCACATTGACCAAGATTCCGCAACAGCTACTGTCAAGCTTAAACGTGACAGCGACGAAAGTTATTCGACGGAAATATCCGCTACCAGCATTTCGACACCTGCACCAGTGGAAGGTATGCGGTTTGGGCCATCGGCCAATACTTTATCTGGTAACGGATCAACGACTGTCTACGTTGACGATTTCGCGGTTAGTGACCGGCAAGAGGCAGACGTAGCAAACCGATTTTATATTGCAGGCTCCGGTTGTCGTGATGTTGACAGCACCTCACTGGCAATGGCGTTATTTGTGCCGGATGGTTTGTTTGGCGCTACACATGCGAGAGTGCAGTATTCTACAAGCAGCGATTTTTCAAGCCCTTCGGCAACTGCACTAACAGCGATCGGCGGCAAATCCTCTGACGTTTTGCCGCTGACTGCCACCGGTTTAATTGCAGGCATGCGGTACTACTATCGGTTTCAGGTTTCGACATCCAGCAGTGCTAGTGACATTGCTTGGACGAGCGACACCTACGAAGCAAGGACGCTTTTTATTACAAACCCATCGGGAGGAAAAAGAGCGATTTGCGTTGGTTCGTGTGCAGACCAGAATTCTATTTCCCACCCGTATGACGTGGAAGAAAACCTCTTAACACAAGTAGAATCGGACGCATCTAATTACCTTGGATTTTTTCATTTAGGTGACCAAGGTTATGAAACAGTTGACTTCGGCATATCGTCGCTTGATCCAAGTCCAGTACCAGAAGACACTGGCGGTTTCGAGCGTCAGTTGCGGCAATTTTTTGCCGATCACGCTTACGAGCAAATAACTAAAGCGGGCGTTTTTGTTGGCTTGCCAGACGACCACCAATTTATAAACGACGGTGACGGACGGATGAGGCCAGGGGGAGCCCTTGCATCGACTTTGGCCAATGACTGGTCGGCAAAGCAGGCTACATATTCAGCCTCAACAACGCTCTCAGATTTATACACAGCGGGGATGACGGTATTCGACGATTGGTTTACCGACCATTGGTTTTCAAGACCAACCGCAGGCGAGCGATACAAGAGTTGGGTAGACGGAAACACGCGAATCGTGATGGTTGACACCAGGACGGAACGCAATCCGAGCACGCCTATCATGGTGTCCACGACACAACTTGACTGGATTAAGGGGCAGGTTGACGACTTCGCGGCAAACGCCAGCGAGTTGTTTTTGGTGTTTTTGTGTAATGGTGGGTGGAACACGCAAAACACAAAAGCAAGTGAAGGGTGGGAACGAGTTGCGGCGGCACAGTATTACGATTTAATCACATATCTGGACACAAACCTCCCAACTACCAAACGGTGTGTGGTTTTGCGGGGAGATGACCACGCCGGATATGTCGTGCAGCAACGACACGAAACCGCATCGGGAGTGCTTTCGACAAACGCGGGTCTTGGTCCAGAGTGCATCTTCAGTGGTGTTATGATGACAGCCACGACGTTGACCGACCCAACGGGTGCTGGCGTTTTAGACCGATACCCAATCGCGACGACGGGGTTCCCTGCCAACGGAAGTCCCATACGTGTGAGCAGTGGTCTTATAACAATAGATGATACAGAGGACCGACTCAACGCAAAGTCGTGGAGCCCCGAAGATGACAACCTTAATTACAGCATTGCTTCGTTCCCGGAAGGTGATGTTGAGAGTTACAACGACTTAATTGGAAAAGGCTCACATTCAGTACGACTTTCAACAGAAGTTTATTACGGACTGCAAGAGACGGCAGGTACGGCAATTTCCGACTCTTCCGAAAAAGATAGAGGCGGACTATTAGAAGGTGCCTCAAATCCGGCAACCGTAACAGGCCCAAAAACGTATTTATCCAGTGCCATATCGCTTGATGGCACGGATGATCGAATCAGGATTCCGGGATCGGTAGTCGTCACTGGCAACAACGCTCGGACTTACGCAGCTTGGGTGAATATACCAGCGTTCAGCAGTGATAGTGCAAATGTAATTTTCGACCTAGGAGGAATCACGGGAGACAATGTTGGCGAAGGATTTGTCGTAATTGCAGAGGACGGGGCTATCAGCTTAGCGTGCTATGGCAGCAGGAGAATAACGACCAAAAATGACCTAGCAACTGATACATGGTATCACATAGCTATAAGAATACCGGATGACGCAACGGTAACAACGGACGCAGAAATCCTTATAGACGGAGTAAACGAATCCACTACGCTTGAGGCGGGATCAGAAAGAACACTCGACACGCCGCAGCCTACGTATGGATACGTTGGTTATCAGACATCGCTTAATAATTACTCAGCAGTTAAGATTGCGGAGTTTGTTGCGTTTAGTGAGGCACTAAATGATGCGGCAATTGTGCAACTTGCGTCTGGACCTGAGCCGCTAAACACAGTAGCACCAGCAGCACCAGCGGGAACCGCAGAAGTCGGCGAGACTCTTACGGCAAGCACTGGGACGTGGGACGGCCAATCAAACGGCACCATCAGCTACACATACCAGTGGGTACGAGCAAGCGACGCCAGTGGCACAAATGCGGTCGATATTTCTGGGGCAACATCAAATACATACGAAATTGTGTCAGCAGATTCCGGCAAGTACATTGCATGCAGGATCAGAGCATCTAACGACGGTGGTTTTGACGCTGCGGAGGACACGACATCACTTTATACATCGCGAGTCGCAATCGGTTTGGGAACAGGCGATTTACGCGGAAGAGTCGCAAGAAGAGCCACACGCTCTGCTGTTCGTAGGCTTTGTAGATAAATACCCCTCAATGACGCATTGAAGATTCTCGATTTTTAGTTGACAGGAAATAAGGTAAATGGCCAAGCAAACAGTAGGCGTCGGATCGACAGCTAATGACGGCACAGGCGATTCGTTGCGTGCTGGCTTCGTCAAGGTCAACGACAATTTCACCGAGTTATATGGTCCGATCGTGACAACGCCGGTTCCGGTCGGGCTGGTGTTTTCGGAGAACTTCGAGGGATCGAGCTATGACACCGATGTGATTCGGCAGTTTTTCGCGACAGTCACGCACGACACGGGCAACGATCGACTCACGCTGACGGGCACGAATCCAGCAATACGACTTGATAAGACGACGCTAGGGCTTGAGGTTGGCCAGTGGTATTCGCTGGTAATCGAGTGGGATGCAAATACTGCCGACATGGCTCAAGCGGTTGGCAGTTGGACCAATGCAGCGGCACGAACCACGTTTTACAACGATGGTGTGACTGGTGTTCTGATTTGGCAGCAAGAAGACGGAACGGACGCGAATGTGTCTCCAGTGGTCTTGTTTCGGGCTGCTACGGGATCGTCTTGTACGGCATACATCAATGACATAAAGCTATACGCTGGAGTCGTTGGCTACGTCAACCAAATCTACCAAGATGGGCCGCTCGTTTGGGGCGAGGATGTTCGCGTCACAAATAGCTTCTTAGCCAACGGCGTCGTTATCGGGAATGATATTGTTGTAACGCTGACTGGCGGTGGTACGCATCCGGTTCTTATTGGCTCCGAAATTACAGGCAGCGGTGCGATTGATGCTTGCATTGCGATTGGGGAAGGAGCCAGCCTGACCAGTGACGAATCATTTGGAGGCTCGAACAATCCCGAGAGAGTTGTTATTGGACGATCGGCACAGGCTGGTTGCTGGCGTAATACCGTTGTCGGTGCATTTGCTCACGCTCTCGACACGTCAGCTTCGGCTTGGGGCTTCGGTGCTTGCAGCGAGGTTAGCCACGGCAACGCATTAAGCCGTGGAGCCTACATTCCGCATGAAACAGGCGAGGCAAACCTTACGCTGTTTGCTGATTACGATTTGGTGCTTGGCAATGGGACCATGCACCGCTGCGATCAGTCACCCGCAAGCGTTAAGTACGGATCGGCATTGACGACCGAGGAAGACACGGGAGTCACGCCGAGTGGGACGGAGTGTAAGGTTCGTGGCAAGGATGCTTTCGACGCGAGAGCCACGCCAAGCGATACGAACATCGCAGGCGGTCATATTGCTGTTTGTGCTGGTCGTGGCACTGGAAGCGGAGTTGGCGGCAAAGTCCGATTGCAGACTGCTCCCGCAGGATCGAGCGGAGCAGCGAAAAACGCATGGGCGACAGCAATCGAAGTTGACGCGGTGGCAACAGGTGGCAGCGAGGAAACGCGATTCCTTTTGCTGGACCTGACCGATGGCACTTTGAAACGAGTTAGTTTTGGTGCGGACGATTCAGCCGGAACCGGATTCAAGACGTTAAGGGTGGCAAACTAATGGCAATCCCAATCACATGCGATCAAACTACGCTATCGGTTGACCTGACGGACTGGGCCGCACAGGTCACAAGTTCGGTGCGTGCAAACCTTGACGCTACACCGATCGAAGCCGATTTGACTGCCAATGCCATATCGAGCGTGACGAATTCCATCAAAGCAGACCCACCTACAGTGAATCTGTCATCGGCAGCTATAGAAAGTATTATAGCTACAGGTGTGATTGGTGTTGCTGTTCCAGATCAACCTGTATCGCTTACTAATAATTTAAGTGTTAATCAAGGAGAAACTATTTCGCAAACTGTTACCCTTTTACAATCTGATAATGAAACTCCTTTAGATTTGAGCGGGTTAACACTAGAATTAGTTTTTAGTACCAAGGACGGTGACTTTATAGATGTTATTGAAAACAGTAATATCACGGTAAGCGGTGACAATAGCAACATTGTTACATTCACTTACCCATCTTCTTTAACGGATTTTGTAGGTCAGTATATTTGGTCTCTTAGAGAGGCGACCGCTGAAAACAAACTACGTGTTAAAGGGTACGTTAGCGTACTACGTGCAGCAACTAATATTTCTTGACTGATCACAATAGATTTGAACAATTATGCACTACAGCAGCACTATCTTTGGTCAATTAGTCATCTTAGGGGCAGCTATAAGCACTGTTATGGGTTCTTTTACACCAGATGTTTTCTCGCAGATAATTACTACGTTAGGCACCTTAGTAGTGTTAGCTTGGTACATGTACTACAATCAAACAAAGACTATGCCTGATCTACAGGAGAAACATACCAGTCTTGTAAGAGAAATTCTGAAAGATAATCGAGAAACTACTGAAAGCATTACTAATAAGTTTACTCAATCATTAGCTGAGGAGAGAATCAATCGAAAAGAAGAATTAGATTCTCTTAAAGAGTGGATGGAAGATAACGTCTGTAAAGTGCCATGTAACCCCGAACATACAGAATAACAATCATGACCTTTACAAATTACGCTTACACCTACACTTCCGAAACAGAAATTGATAGGTTGTTATCTACAGCAGGAAGTGATGGTTGGTTAGATGATCTTACACCTTCTGATAAAACTAGCTACTACAACGAAATCATCCAAGACGCAACTGGTACTATCAATCAATATCTTGAAAAGATGTATAACCCAGTTGATATGCAGACTAGTCCTTGGGTAAGAAGACGTGCAACATACCTAGCTACATACCATTTAACTAAACGTCGTGGTGATCCTGGATTATATGGTGACGACTACGGACGTATAATCGAAGAATTAATGGAAGCTAGTGAAGGTATAATCCAGATTCCCGGACTGGCATATAGCAGCGGGATGTTAGCTGTGATGCAGAATCCATTAGTTGATCAACGATTCAATCGTTCTAAGAGCCGAGTTGCTGCAAGTATCTCAACAGATACAAGTGGTCGTGAACCTCTTACTTATTGGCTACCGTTTGAATGGCTGTAGACCTTAAAGAGCGTTATAAAGCATTGGTGTTATACCACCTTTTTAGCATTATCCATAAAAACTTTGTAATTAAAAGCAAAGGAGGTACTGATAGCCTCGGTAATAGATGGTTACCTTTATCTGAAAAAACAAGAATCTACAAACCACTGAGCCCTAGCGAAAAAAGGAAATACAAACTCAAAGGACGAACCAAAAAAGAAGTGCTTATGAATAGGCAACCGTTGATTCTGATTTTAACCCGTAGGCTTGAAAGGTCTTTACGTCCGGGACAAGTAGTTGGAGACATGTATATCCCCTCACCAGAACAAATTGCCAAAGTTGATAACGGCAGAGTTATTGTTGGTTCTGAAGTTCCTTACGCGGGAGACGTATCAGTTAAACGACCTGCGATACCAACCAACATCAATCCGTGGATAGCTGAAGCGGCTAGAAAAGCAACAAACCAGATACGTAGGGAAACTAGGAATTAACTCAGATGATTCATCATTGGCTAAAAGAGGTGCGGGATTTACTCCGTGATTCGCTCACCGATACAGAAGTAACCTCTCGGGACCGAAACATCCTGGTTATGCCTGATGGACAACCATCAGCTTCATGCGGTGACATGTTTATCGCAGTATACAGCGGCGGAGTTATCTCTACTCAGCAACTTGGGGGGCCTGCATATCTCGAATCCTATAGCGTGGTCTGTACCGTAACACAGAGGGTCCGCCATTCTCCTGAAGACCGCGACGGTGACGCTATCTTTCTCGGGGCTACCAAATCTCTGTCTAAGACCGCCAGTAAGGTGTCTAGCTTCGTTTCTAACAGCGATTCTCTGCTTCAGACAGTAATCACAGCGGTTCAGGCAGAGAATGCGTCAGCGGGCGTCCTAGAGCCTTTGTTCCTATCGAGCGTTTCTCCCCCCACACCAAGGTATAAAGACTGGTTCTATTCAGTTGATCCCTACGACGGCGATAGGCAACCGGCTGGATACTCCGTTGATGTGTCTTTTACGGGGGGTTCAGTAATGACAAAGGTGGACTGCTAAAAAATTTTTGAAAATTGGTTTTACCCCCATTTACGCACCCTCGATTTGAAATTACACTGAGGTGGGCGGCGGGGGGAAAGGAAAGATATTAGTTTACTATAGTATACAGTAATTACAGTAAACTATTTAATTACTGTATTCTTCTATTTACAGTAATTACTTTATTAAAGTATCTACAGTACCTACAGGACTACTGGAATTTATTCCATTACTGTACTTAGGTAATAAATTCCAACTATCCCAATGGTACATATAGTAGTTATTTACTTAATAGTACCGTTTTCTATACCCTGTAGGAGTCTTTAACATGAGTGCTGCGTTCGATTCAGAGCAACCTGACAACAGCGACCCACCTCTTTCCCAGGAAACCGTTTCGGCAGACGAAACAATACAACAAAAGGTTTCCATCATTGGAACGCTCCCATTGTTCTGCCGTACTTGTACGGATATTCGCTACACTAAAGATTTGACAACATGCCCAACATGCCAATCATCATCGGTTGTTAAATGTGCGGTGGTTCACTATGCCGAGACTTGTGAAGAAGGCGAGCATGATCCGCGATTCAAACCTGGAAGGTCTTCAACATTCAAAACAGGTTATTTTCGCATCCCTTGCCAAACCTCACCATTCTCCAGCGTTAAACCAAAAAACTTATCACCAACACTTGATGCGGTTACATGCCCTCGTTGCTTAGATGCAATTGGGGCTGAAATTAATGAATATGGCAGGTTGTTAGACCTACAGGAGTATTAAACTATGACGTTTGTAGCTGGTGCTTATAGTGCGGTTTACAATTCACTTGACCTTGGACTGATTGAAGATGGTTTCACTTTGAATTACCGTCGAATGTCAGAGCGTATCCAAACAGATGTTACTGGGGACGCTTTACAAGACGGTGTTTATAGAGGTATGGAACTTACTTTAGATTTCATTTTAAGTGAATGGGATGCTGAAGGGGCTCAAGCAGCTTTCTGGCCTGTTGACGGAACTCTCGGCGAACTTGGTACGCTAGGTCGTCTCGATACAGATATGGCCGAAGCGTTGGTACTTACTAGTTGCGGTGCTGCGTCCCCCACCACCATCACATTCCACCAAGCATTGTTATCACCCAACTTTGACGTGCAACACCTATTTGCAAACAGGCATCGTAAGGTACCATTGCAAATGACTATTTACCCAATCGTTGCTAACTCAGGTTCTACGTTGGGTCAGTGTGTTGAAATGAAACTCTTTACGACAGCATAAAAATGCCTGATTATACTGTTTCCGGTTCTTTACCAGATGATCCTAATAGCAACCAACCTCCTAAGCGGACTCGGGCAGGCCAAGTTCCGTTAAAGGATTTGATTCGCGAACAGGTTGAAAACTTTGTAGGTGAAGACCGGAAACAGGCAGAGCAGTTAATCAAGGAAGTTCTCAACGATCTCTACCAAGAGAAACTAGTTGAGTATGAGGAAACCAAATCTTCTTTCCAGGAAGTGCTTGGGAACTTTGGAATTAAAGGTAGATCAATTGGTACCTTTAAGACCAATATGAAAAAGATTCTCGAAAAATCTGACACCGATAAGGTAAAGAAATTTGACGAGATGACTGAGTTCGCACGTAAGTATGCGGCTCAAATTCTACCAGAGGGTTCTGATGATGCTGAGGGATTAGCCAACGCATTAATTTCTAATTACCCACAGAGACCCAAAAAGCGTGACTTAGTAGGTGATGCTTTCAATCGTGCTATTGATATGGGTGCTTTTGGGGAGGACTATTTTGATTACTCAGTATTTAATCAAGAAAATCCTTCCCAAGAAGAAATAGCAGATTTACTTGCTTACAATACGGATCGTCGAAGACATGCAGAAATTAGGGATAAGATTCTAAACACTTCCTTCGATGATGATTACGATAAAGCAGAAGAACGGGGTGTTATGTCCGATGACCCCGATTCTTATGAACCAATCAATATTGATAATGAAAACACCGTTTCTGATCAATCAGACGAAGCTGCTGCTAGAACACCACCGCCTTCTTCCCAGGAAACTTCAGAAAGGTTGCCGTTAGATGATCTAGTACAGAATGAATTCTTCTCCCCAGAAGAAATGCAGGAAATGCTTCGTGGTGCTAGAAGCGGCGGTAAAAAATCTGACGATTCTGATAGGATAGATAATCTTAGATTTTCAGCCGTTGAATCTATCGCCTCCCAATTAATGTCTCGGGCGTTCGGTACCAGCTTCTATCCAGTTCTAACAGCTTTACGTACAGCACGCGAAGTTACTAAATTAGAAACTGATGAAGATGTTGGTATAGGAGATGTAATTCGCTTCACTACCGATTCAACAGGTAAATTATTAACAAGAGGTGCTGATGCTTTAGGATTAGGAAGTATTGGGGAAAGCATTAGTAAGATGCTCGGTTTTAGTGATGAATCATCCCTAGAACATACGGGAGCTATGCCTTTAGCAGATTTGCCATCAGATGATTTGTCCCGTGCTGCTCAGGACCTTAGTGGTGCTGCTTCATCTTTAGATGCTTCGTCAGATGTTTTAGATAGCCTTGCAGAGAATGGCGGTTTCGGTGGAGGTGGTGGTGATAATATAGACCCCAGTGGTTTCAATACGCCCGATGATGACGACCCTGAAAATGAAGATGAAATGTCACCGGCTGAAATTATTGCAGGTTTGGCAGGATTAGGTGCTATCGGTATTATCGCCGGTACAGTTGGTAAACATGTATTTAGCACCCTTAGTGATACGGTATCGGATCAAGTTAGATACACATCTCAATTAGCTTATAATTCGATGGCATCGCCAGGGAGTGTGTCTGGTGTTCAAATGGCTGGACAACCTTTTAAGGCTGCTGCGGGTGTAGCTAACGCTTTTTCGCCTATCGCTGGTGGTGTAGCGGGTGCAGCAATTGGTAAAGCTCTTGGCCCCGGTATAGGTAAAGTCGCTGGCGGTATTGCTGGTAAAACAGCAGCAGGAGGTGTGGGGCGTGCAGTGGGCGGAGCTATTGGCTCATTTATACCTATTCCATTTGTGGGAACTTTAATAGGTATTGCTGCTGGAGGAGTCATAGGTGATATGATTTCCAGCACGGTCGGTGCATCGATAGATATATTGAAGTCTATTGATGAAGGTATCCAAGAATTGTCGGTAACCTTAACACCTTTCAGTTCTGATTTAGTAGGTGCAACAGTTGAAGCTGACATAGCTCGATTAGAAGCACAGATGAGACAAGCTGATCAACTAGGAGGGTTGTTGGCCGAGAATGTTAGGTCAAGAAGCGAGTTTGAATTAGCCGTAACAGATTTGGGAACTCAAATAGCTTACGCTATGACTCCGATGATGACCCAATTATATGATTTACTAACACCACTAGTTTCTATAGCATCTACTAATGTGAGACAAGGTGTTGATATATTAAATGCTATTAATCAAATATCAGGAGTCTTTGGTATTAGTATTGGGAACACTCTTGATGATGTTACTAAGTTATTGAATTTAATTGCTGGTAACACTAAAGACGATGTTGCATTTATGCAAGAGCTTGATGATTTTCTCAACCCTCAAACCAACCCACTTGATCCAAAGATGCTTACTAACGTAGGTGCGTTCGGGGGCTTTACATTATGATTCCAGCATATGGGGCAGTATTTTATAACGAATACACATTTCCTGCTACTTACCAAATGAGTTTGCAGTCAGAACCTGTATACACCCCAAATACAGGAGTGCTAAAGTTTTACCAGCATACTCTGAACATTGAATTTATAATCAATAGTCCTGATTTAATATCTACTACTAACGCAGCGAACAGCGTTGATAGTGAGATGTTTTTGATAAAGCAGGCATTACAAGAACCTAGACGAGCTTTATCTTTTACTTACCAAGGTTCTGGTTTTACTACTGCTATTACATCAGGTACAGGAGGTGTTACGGATGACGTTAATGGTGGACCGCTACCTCAAATTAATTCCTGGGAGCCGTTAGCTACTAATGCCGCTGCGAGAGTAAAATGGTCCTGCGTATTTTTTACAACACACTGTATGACTTTCAGTGGTTCTCAGAGTAAATTCTTATCATACCATGACGAGCACACCTTTATGTTAAATGAAGATGGTACTGCTCGTATTCGTAGAAGTTTTGAAGCTGTAAAAAGACATGCGGCAGTAGGGGGTAACCCAAACAGTATCAACCATGTTGATAACAACAGGCAAGAAATACTGTTTAACTTACCAACAGGTTTCCGCAGAATTAAACAAAGTTATACGGTATCAGCAGACGGAAGAACGCTGTCTGGAGAAGTTATTGATGATGAAGAACCATCTAATAACACACCATTCCCTTACACAATTAAGGTAACTGGTGACCATACAATGGAATCTTCATTAATGCCTGATGGGAAGTTAAAAGGTTCTGGCTTCTTTTCGTGGGATAACACAGTCTCAGCGTCTATTCAGATTGCTCCAGGCTACCCACCAGCACTAGCTTGGGCTGTTTTTCAATGGATTGTTTATCAGCGATACACAAGAGCTAATGGTTTAGCAGGTGCAATAACTCAAGATGAGAAACAGAGAACAAAAGTAGTAGAACCGAAAAATATCCTTACGCGATTAAGGATAAAAGAATCTTTATACACTCGCGTACATACATTTGAGGCGTCTTACTTTGGAGTTTATAAACTAACTGACTTGTTACTTCAATCAGGTTTATTCACACCAGTTTATACTATAAAGGATAGTAACAATAGAACTCCTTGGGAAACTAATTACATCCCTAATCAATTAAATGAATGGGCTCGATGGAGAACTACAGTAGCCGATAAGGTTCTAACACCTCTAGGTTATCGACAAGCTAGAATGGACCCGTCAAAAGGTTATATTGTTTTTGATACATGTTCAGGACCGTTTGCTTCTACGGATGTAGTAGCTGGTTCTCTACCGCAAGGTAGTACTGATGATGATGTTGATCCATTTTTTGATCCTGAAGAAAAAAGCTATTTGAAGTACCAAAATGATTTCATAATTATCGAAGATACTCGTAACTATCCTATCGGTGTTCAAGATTATGACTCGTACATTAAATCCTATAAAGGTTCAGATAGTAGCGATATCTCTAATGTCAATTCTGTTTTGCCCAACAAATTTGTTATGAGCAACAAAGGCACAAACACTGGTTTCCCTTCCGAAGACCGAGCGTTGCTAGGTGTTGGAGGAGGTAGTACTTTCAAACTCAGAATGCAGGGCTACAGTATTCGACAAAAATTCCCGACTCCCTCCCCCTCCATAGTTTCCTTTGGGGGAAGACCCGTTGAACGAATTGGTACTCCGGTGTACGCTACGAAACAACTGTCAGAAGGGACAGGTCCGTTGTTTGCTACCAAGTGGTTAATAGACTATTTAATACCGTTTGAAGTGGTGAGCGATATTCTTGGTTCGATAACGGGCAACCCCTTTATGTTAGATAGATTTGATTACCCATCCTCGTAGGTGATTGCATGTCGGATTTTATTGTTAATGAACTAGACGAGAGCTTGATCAACTTGAAAGACGGTAGCGGTAAGACTATCGGTTCTGTTGAAGCTGTAGACGTTATCGACTTCTGGGTATCAGCCCGTCATGTAGCTACTGAGAACGGTAATAAAGATGATTGGTTTATGTATTTCCAAGGGGACTTTAAGAAAGCGACGGGTGTTACTTTAAGTAAGACCAACGCTGTTATGCTTTATCGTCATGCCTGTGAAGTTGTTGAGTCATTAAAAAAAAGTGGCTTCGACGAATCAGAGCATTACGAACCCTCCGATACAGCCCCAACTTCTCCGAAAGAGACCTAAAGGTTGTCCAGTTCCTTCAGACTGCGATTGATGCTGAAGATGAATTACGGGAACGTACCAAAGCGTCCCAATTAACACCTGATCGTTACAAACAATTGTTAGTGTTAATTGGGACTAATGAAAATGAAGCGGAAACAGCACGGGCTCGTATGGAACTAGATCAGCGGAGTAGAAAATCATGGCGGAAGTAACCCAACAAGAACTCGCACAGGTATTTACAGCGGATTATGAACCAACAGGGTTTATAAGAAACTACATGCCTGCTGCTCCGCATCATCGCCCAGTATTTACTACTTGGGCTATTGAGCAAATGCTGCAAGACGCTCGTATTAATTTTGGTCTTGAGCTAATCAAAGGCCCAATACACGCATTCACCAAATTCTTTTCTGAAGAAGAATCTAATAATCCAGCCGTTCATAAGATGCTAGTCGAATCGGATATTCGATTCCCTTATGTTGTAAAATGCGAGAACAAACAAGTAGGTGATTTCATCCTCAGCAGTCTGCGAAGATTCTGGCAAACAGGTGCAATAAAAGCACTCAACGCAATTGAATGGGGATTCTCTGGCAGTGAAGTAATGTATAAGAAGGGCAAGTCCGGTGATAAGGATGTTCTATTATATGATAACCTTAAAGATTTAGACCCCCGTGACCTTGCTTGCGTTACTCAACGAGGAGGCATTGTTGGGTTTGAATTAAATCCGATGAAAACCAATCCAGAGTACATAGGTATTCCGAAAGGGTTTTGGCACGTACATGCTAGGGAACGCAACCGCTACTACGGACAATCCCGCCTTTTCGGAGCCTATGGACCCTGGTGGGAAATTTGGGGTGAAGGCGGAGCCCGTGACATTCGGAGGAACTGGTACTATCGAAACGCCTTCGACGGTGGCGAGATGCGGTACCCGCTCGGTTACACCCAGCTACCAGACGGTACGAAGATCAGTAACCGCGACTTAGCTTTGGAAATGCTATCCAAGAAGCGGTCGGGGGGTTACATGGTTTTCCCAAATCAAGACCTAAATGGTAAACCTGCGTGGGAGTATATTCCCGCTGTAGCGTCAGTTGAGCCACAGGGCCTACAAAGCTATCTGGCGACACTTTCCGACGAGGAGCTAGAAGGACTCGGAATCCCGCCCGAAGTGATTCAGGGAGGGGCTGCGGGCCTTGGATCATCATCTGGTCGAGAGATTCCAATGATCGCTTACTTTTCTACGCTACAAAAGGTTGTAGACTTCTTGATTCAGGATTTCTCAGCCCAAATACTGGACTTTATCATCCCCCTCAACTTCCGAGAGTTGCCATTTTACGAGGTGGTACCAGTAATCCCGTATCGAGCCTACGAAGAAGAAATGAAAAAGCAAATAGGCGAGGACAAACCTTCTTCCCAGGAACCTACTCCGGCGAAGCCAGCTAAGGAATAAATTCCAGTGTTCCTAATCAATGGTACGTACAAATGCTTGGAACCGAACGACGTTATCAAGGCGTTGCAGAATGAAGGTCTGCCCACGCATCTCGTAGAAAAAGCTAACTCCTGGACCGTACATCACGGACCTGTGCCGAACACTGGTTACTTTTTAATTTCTCATTCAGACTTTCAAAACATTAAAAATGTAGAGTTACCTACTCTAACACTAACTATAAAAGACCGGAGTGGTAACACAGTAGAGTTTGAAAATCTGACACTTACAGCAGCTACTAATGTTCTTGGTAAAGCAGATACTAAAGGCAGCATTATACTGATTAAGATTGAAGATTATCGTTGGTGGATGAAAAGAATCTACTGTGGTGATGTAAAAGCTAATTGGGTTGCGACAAACGACGATTTTAATAACAACTATTTACAAGTTGATACTACTAATTCAGGATCGTTCTATACAGTAGCACAAATCTTGTCATCAATATTAAGTACGTTTAGGTCCGATGCTAACCATACTTCATTTAATAACGCTACATATGGTTCCGCAGCAACGTATAGCGATACGTTAAATAATATAGACTTTTCAGGTATGACAGTGCTGGATGCACTCAACACGTTATGCGAGACTTGTAGACTAAACTATATTATTAAACCGAATGGACAAGTTTATTTTAATACTGGGTTTGCTACATGGCCTACATATGATACTGAGTTTATTAACAGTATTGAGTTGGGGTCGCCACTACCATCTACTATAACAGCCGTAGCTCAAGATCGAGAATATGAACTATTTGATGACCGATGCAGCAATATTAGGCCACAAACAACATATAACTATGATCATACTGTATCGTCGGGAACAATTAACAGTACGTACCTTATTAGAGCACCCTACATAGTACAATCTGATTCTTTAAGTAACACAACAGTAGTTAATGGTGTTCTAGCAACTATAGCAGCAAGATATGTGGATATTCTTAAAGCTCGGCCAAGAATATCCTACTGCCAAGATTATGTAAACTTTCATGACAGCATCAATTTTGGATTAGATGAAGTAGTCTATTTCAATAAAGGTGCTGGTATGATATCTATGGCTGTAGGGAAAGAGTTAGAGCAATACAAATTAAACTATACTGACCCACCGTTTCCCGTTTATCACGCAGACCCACATGGAATATTTCTTTACAGATTTACTCTCAAGCAGGAATGGTTCAACAACATTGCATTAAGTGATATATTTCGACACGATGGAACTGATACAGGTTATGATGAGTCAGTAAGAGACCCATTCAGTATCTTTGAAGATTTGAGTGTAGGCGATTCTGGTTGGTGTATTGAAGTATGCGGATTCTATTACGCTATACAAGCACCTTGTTATGACCCATCTGATCCAGCACCTGATCCTGATCCACCACCTGATTGATAATGCCGAGAAGACATGGACCTAGCGGAGAGTGTGGGTGTTGTGTAACTCCTTCGAGTAGCAGCAGTAGCTCATCGTCTAGTTCGAGCAGTTCGAGTTCATCATCATCCAGTTCATCATCATCATCATCATCATCATCCAGTTCTAGCAGTAGTAGTTCTAGTTCAAGCAGTTCATCAAGTTCGAGCAGTAGCAGTTCATCTAGCTCTAGTTCAAGCAGTTCATCATCGAGTGTGCCTAGCTCAAGCAGTAGCTCAAGTTCATCATCTAGTGGTTCAGATGTTCCAGTAGTAACAGACTGCATTGATGGTTTAACTTGTGTTTATGAATGGGATGGAACATCGTGGGCCATTGTCACACCTTCAGATAGAGTTTGTGCAGTAAAGAATGTAGGAGGCGTAGAAGAAATCTGTTTATGCCCTCCAGCATTTGGTCTATCGCCAGGATCGTTTGAAGGTGAACAAACTACAGAATCTTGTACTGAAGATGGTGGAGGAGGTCCGTTATGATAAAATGTTCTCACGCAAAAAATGGGTTATGCGAAGTAAGTACTAAACTTGCTAATATTGACGTACCTCTTGCTGAAGACGCTTGTTTAGCTTGTGTTAATCACGATCCAGCACAAAGCATTAATCATGTTACAGCGTCTAAAGCTATCTATGTTTTAAGAAAACAAAATTTAGAAGTACCTATCCACTTATATAAACATATTAAACCAATAGAAAATAAGGGACCAGGAACCGAATTATCGAAATTAATTTCTTGGTTCAAAGCTATTACAGACTCAAAATGTAAATGTAATAAACGAGTACGTAAAATGAACCAATGGGGGCCGGATGAATGCGAGCGACGAAGACCCACTATTCGTAGATGGTTGAGGCATTCAGCACATACTTACAAGGTTCCGTATAACAGTACAGTAGCTGATTCATTGATAACAAGAGCAATCAAAAATGCAAGAGCCAAAATGGGTAGTAGCAGTAGCAACAGCACCTAGAAAAGACTGTACGCTAAACCTTTGCGTAGAGCACATACGTGTTTGCGGTTGGGAACCTATCGTATTTGCAGAACCTAACAGCACTGAAACAGATTGTCAGACTATATGGAATGAGCAACGAAAAGGTGTTTGGTATAATTGGTTACACTCTGCTAAGTGGTGTTTAGAAAATACAGATGCAGACGCTATTCTAACAATCCAAGATGATACTATACTTCATCCAGACTCAAAGACGTTCGCAGAGAAATGTTTATGGCCTGCACCGGATTGCGGGTTTTTATCGTTGTACACGCCCAAGCACTATTCTTTCTACAAGATGAAAAGTCTAAGAGACCCAGGGGTAAATCGTATACGGACGAAGGGGTTATGGGGTGCCTGTGCTTTAATCTTTCCCAGGGAAGTCTTAGGGCGTGCAGTTAATTCCAGAATAGCCAACCAATGGTTAGGGGCTCCACCGAGATCAGGTAAACCATCAGTCTATGAGAAACGCAAACTTGATCCGACGCTTGTAGTTAATAGCGATACGGCTATTGGTAAAATAATGAACTCAATGGGTCGAAGCATGTGGTTCATCGACCCATCACCAGGATTTCATGCGGCTAAATACTCTACCTGTAGTCATGGCGATAATACTGGCAGACGTAATGCTTATAGACCAGCTAACTTCGACATACCACTGGAAGATCAGGTACCTTTAAGAGAGTGCTATGACATTAAATGAAATATGAAATAACATTCCTCGACAAGAAATTTAGTATCACCACTAACAACACTCATATAGCCAAATCGTATAAAGCAAATAAAATATACGAGCATCAATTGTTACATAGCTTATTACGGTGTAAAGGCTTGTATGTAGATGTAGGTTCTCATGTAGGCAACCACGTTATTTTCTTATCTTTATTTTCTTCTTTTGAGCATATAGTAGCGTTTGAGCCGTGCCCTGAGCATTTTGACATGCTTAAAAGAAATATAAAAGATAACAATTTACAAAATGTAACTGCTTATAACTTAGCTATAGGAGAAGAAGATAGCTCAGTTAACATAATTAGAAAAGGCCCAAACGACGGCAGCTACAGTGTAACTAATGGATCAGAAGTCAATGTTAAAACTTTGGATAGTTTCAGTTTACAACCTTCTGTAATTAAATATGATGTTGAAGGTTATGAAGTAAAAGCACTAGAAGGTTCTAAAAATACTATCTTAACTAACAAACCAAAAGTGTACATTGAGATGAATGACAACAAAAATGCTATACAGTCTATTGTAACAAGTATGGGTTATAAACTGAATAGGTTAATTAAGATGGGTAGCCCGATGGCAGAGTTTGTTTATGGTTAAAATACGTATAAAAAAAAGTGTTGAGTCGCTAAAAGACCTTATTAATAACTTAAATAACCAAGATAGAGTTACTTATGTGAGGTTTGGAGATAACGATGTTTTTCATATGTATGGTAAAGACGCAAAACAAAGGGTTATAAAAAAACCACTAGGTAATAACAAAACAATATACAGTAAGCAATTGCAACTTGATTTGAAAATTAGTTTTGACATTGAACATCCTCATTTTATGAAAGCAGTGGGTTGTAGATGGCCTATAGAAGCTGGGATGATGAAAAACGGCTTTTCTGGTAACAAAATACCAAGAGTTGTTAATCATTATGTTGGCAGACTTACAAAAACGAGGGAATTCTACCACCCTATTCTTTTTTCTTATTTGGCTTGTTTAAGACCTAGTATATGGAACTACTTTAATTGCAGGCATATCAAATCAAGAGATAAGGTATTTGTTGGTTGCAACAATCCTGATCAATTAAAACAGTTAGGAAGTTTTAGAGAATGGGTTTCTACACCCGCGAAAAACGCAACTTCTGAAACAGATATTATATTTGATAATTTATGTAAATGCGTAAAACCTCACGACATGGTGATTTTAGGTTGTGGTCAACTATCTAGGGTTCTAGCTGGAAAACTATGGCAAACTAATATCCCTTTACATGTTTTAGACATTGGTAGTCATATAGATGGGTACGCAGGAAAAACTACAAGAAAGTATTTAAGAAAGTACAGTGAATGTCTACAGCAATCAGTCTAGCGACAATCCCTGGTAGAGAATCAGGATTGTATAAGTCTTTAGAATGTCTTAGAAATCAAACAATTAAATTACCGATATACGTATACTCTCCAGAAGTATTAAAAAGGGCAGGTCGCTGCTTAGATCAACAGCTTATTAAAAATATAGTTGATCAATTTGAAGATGTTAATTTGTTTATAACTAAAGAAGATAATGGTAGTATAGATAAAATCTACCACGCACTAGATTTGCCTTTTGATAATATTATAACAGTAGATGATGATATGTTCTACCCAAATATGTTGGTAGAGCAGTTATTGTTGAACGCTGACAAGCATCCTAACACAGCCCTGTGTTACAGAGGTAAACAACTAAAAGGACAGCCCTATGATCAGACACAACTCTTAGAAGGTAATAGAGATAGAAAATATCCTAATAATAAAACAAGGCATGTGTTTAATGTTCGGGTAGATATAATAACAGGTGTTTGGGGAGCTTTATACCCTAGAAAATTAATAGATAAAGACGCACTGCTGAAGCTATCTAAACAATACCCAACAACAGATGATATCGTTATTAGTTACATATTAGCTGAGTGCAACGTAGATAGGTTGTTAGTGCATTTACCAAAAAGACCAAAGCCGTTACCTCAACACGAAGTTTACGAGTTATACAAGATTAATAAAAACAAAAAGAAAAATGATGTTGCGTTAAATAACCTCTTTTATAAGACAAGATGATGAAAGGCCCTGGTGACCATTTAGCCAATCTAATTGATTGGGCGACACCGTTTCTGATGAACAAGGATCAGTGTGCATCCTGTCGCAAGCGTGTTAAGCTAATGAACATCTGGGGGCCGGATGGTTGTGAAATCAACCGAGAAACGATCCTAGAGTGGCTCAGACGGGCAGCACATGAATCAGGTGTGCCCTTTAATTCCATATTCGCCAACCTCATGATCAGTGAAGCAATACGTAGGGCTAGAAACGAAAAAACCCCGCCACCAGTTTCCTAGTGACGGGGCTCGACCACGTTCCTTGATTATTCCTCTGTGGACTCAATAACGTAGCTGAGAATGTGAATTGCTCTAGTCTCAGCAACATACTTCAGATTCCATTCCTGTAACCCGTTAGCCTTATCAATCAACTTAGGGTGGGGTAGCAAATGTGGTTTGAAGATGTAAACTCGATCCGCTTCCAACCCCTTAGCTTTATGCACGCTGCTAAGGACGATTGTATCTTTAATATCGGTATTGTCTTGGAACAGCCGACCTAACTTGTTAATTAAGTCATTGGTTGTTTTGCAATCACCAGACAGTACGCGAATACAATCAACCTTATCGTTGAGAGCGATCAGCTTTTCATCTACTCCATACTTGTACCTACGGAGAATTTTAGTTTCTTCCTGACTAGCGTACTCGTTGAGAGCATTAATCATCTTATCGACGTTGTTAGACTTTCCAGCCAGCTTTTCTACCAACTTGATAAGACCCTGCCCGATATCACGACCACGGATAACAACCTTAATTTCCTGCTTCAGCAATTTGAAAGCTAGGGATACCAAAGGTGCATTCGTTCGACAAAGTACCATAGTAGTCTGATCGGTGACAGCGACCGTTCTTAATTCCTCAATCAGAGCCTCACGCTGGACGTTGCGAACCTCACCTTCAGGGTTCCCATCAGCAGCACGATAAGCAGGAACCAGTTTCTTAGCCTGCTCAACAATCTTCTTACCACAACGACGAGTCATCGTTAAAGGTAAGATATCAACACCGCCACGATCCGCAAGCATTTCTTCCAACCTGCCCATACTAATTGAATCAGCACCAGCGAAACCATAGATAGCTTGGTTAACATCACCGACGCAAATTACCTGATCGGATTGCATCATAACTAAGCCCTGCTGAGACCTGTTCAAATCCTGACACTCATCAACGATAAGACCGTCAATCTTACTGCATTTCATTTGATGAAATACCGGCATCCAAATCATGTCACTGAAATCAACTACTTTGAAGTCATTGGAACCACTAGCAAGCGTTTTGTTGCAGTAATCCAGTAACTGGTCGGTAGTCAGTTCAGCTTCGATATCAAAACCTTCCTGAAGCGTCTGAATGTCGCCTGGAGCCAGTTCCAGCACCCCACCCGTTTCATAACCCAGCATGTTAGCCCTAGCCAGATCAAGGACTTTAGTGACGGTATTACGGACAACGTAATCTTCAGACTTCTTAGGCTCACCAAACAGCCGGTCCATCACCTTGCGATACTTCCAGCTATCGACTTTGATACCGCGACCGTGATTCATCTTGATGATGCTCAGACCGCTGCTGTGGCACGTAGACGCCTCACAGTTGGCTGGAACCTTCTTAGACAACTCAGTAGCGATTGCTTTGTTGAACGCTAGGAAACGGTACCTATCGATCCCCTGAGCCTGCACCCAGTCACGGATAGCTACTTGCTCATCCGAAAGCGTCATGTTGCGGGGAGTCCTGCCAACAGACCAAACCATCGTTGAAGTCTTCCCAGTACCAGCCAACGCCTTAACCATCAAATTTTTAGCCATCATCTTTATCCCAGGAACATCCTGCGAGAAACGAAACAATGTCAGCAACAATGCCAACAACAATACTAAAGATACCCAATTCATCGGTTGGTCGCAAGAGGAAACTTGAAAAATTTTCTTTGGAAGAAACCCTGTTGACAACCCTGCGATCAACCGATACACTCAATCGTGTCGGCCCAAATTCTGTTTCACAAACCCTTGCGGAAGGAACCTAGCATACGGAGGTACCATGCCTATTAAGCGAGCCCAGTACACAACCCAGTCGAACAAAGGTTACTCGGGGAAGACCACCAAACTGAGCATCAGTCAGTTCGTCCACTACCTTTTTGATATCAACGAATCCAGTCCACCAGATGGAAAGAAACTACGCGATGAAGACATAATCGAATCCGTTCGATCTGAATTCGGGACCAAACCAATTACGGTACGAAAGATCGCAGACCCCAATAGCAATTCTTCATTGAGTGCTCAGCGTGCTCGATATAACAAGACGAGACCTTCACTTCTATCTATTAGGTATGACGGTAATGAACACCCTTGTAGAAATTACAACAGTAATATCGATATTGATGATCTACGGGTTAAAGCTTGGCGATACGGTATCGTTGACCCCCGCCTATTTACTGTCGATGAAATCAAAGCAGTTTTGATTCACCAACAGGATAATCCAAGGAAGACTGAAAGGTTTGTATTACCTACTAGAGATTTAATAAAGGATCATCCTTATGGCAGTATAAAGTTTTCATCATCAGTAGGTCATTTACCACGTACACGGATCGATACAGATACTTTGGAGTTAATTCGTGCGGATTCATAGTCGCTGGAAAACTTGTACTGATTGCAACCTATGCAACTTTCCAAGGGTATTCCTGCGAACCAGTGAAAATAAAAAACCACCTATCGATGCTCTCTTTATTGGAGAAGCACCGGGAGAAAATGAGGTAATACTTAAAGAACCGTTTGTAGGAGTTTCTGGCAGATTGTTACAAAGTGCTATTGACAAAGTTAGGTTACATAATGATTTTACTTACGTCATAACCAACTCAGTTATATGCACGCCTTATGACGAAACAAAAACAGAAATCGATAAACCTACACCAGCACAGGCTAATAGCTGCTTCTTCCACATCGAAGATTGTATTAGAGTGTACCAACCTAAAGTTATCTTTGGTTTGGGAAACGTATCACAGGGTGTCCTAAAGAGGCATAAGATAGAACATGTTGCTTTACGGCATCCAGCATTTGTACTAAGACGGGGCGGGCAGGGTTCCTTAGAGTATAAGAAATTCTTCCTGTTAATCCGCCGGGAAATAATCAATGCCCAGAAAGAGTAAATCTAAATGGGATTTGTACGAAGACGGTATTTCATATTCAGCGTTATCTAAGTTCGTCAACGACAGAGAACGATTTCGTATTCGTGCCGTTGAAGGTTTAGCACCAGGAGGTTCCAGCGAAGCATTAGAGTTTGGTAATGTGTTTCATAACTTACTCGAATGGTATTCATCGGGGGTTAATTCAGCATCGGTATTACAAAGGCGGCTCAGTAGGTACCTGCGGGAGACGGGAGCCGATTCAAATAGTACCAAGCTGGCGAACCAAGCATTTGAAGTGTTTATCCTGTACCGAGAGTATTGGGATGACAAACACATGAACTTTATTGAGCAAGAAGAAAAATTCCGAGTTTCCGTACCCTTATCAACTGGGAGATCAGTACCTATCGTTGGCAGACGTGACGCAATTTATCGAGACACGTCACCAGGACAATCCGGTTGTCTCTATTTAATGGAGAACAAAACTAAAGCACAGATAGATCATGTTTGGCTTGAATCGGCATTACCTTTTAATCTTCAGACGATGATGTATTGCTACAGCATCCAAAGAGATTATAACGAGATTCCAGCAGGTGTACTTTATAATGTCATACGCCGACCGGGACTTCGACAAAAGGTTAAGGAGACCGATAGAGACTTTCAGAAACGTATCAGAGAGGATATATCATCCAGACCTGAACATTATTTCGTCAGGCATCGTGTAGATTTTGCACCTAACGACTTAAACAACTTTGTAGACCGAGTATTACAACCTCTGTTAGAACAAGTTGCTGTATGGTGGGAGTCCATTAAACACGACCCTTTCGATCCTTGGACCCTATCGGACGGGTCCAGAAATCCACATCACTTCGTAAGACCGTTCGGGATATTCGATCAACTAGCAAACGGAAAAGGCGACTACTTCGATTACGTAACAAGGGGAAGTCGCGTAGGGCTAGTGGAAGTCGATACACTGTTCCCCGAACTCGTAGATGATTAATTTTTTCACCCTCTCCCAAATTGGAGAACACTATGGCTAACGGTAAGAAGAACATCCTAGATAACTCTGGCAAGATTCGTTTGGTTAAATGGTTGATGCAAAATGAAGCATCACTACAAGGCTGGACTATTCAAGCGATTACTGATCGTGTCAGCAAAGAGTTGAAGATCAGCCTAGCAGTATCTACTGTGAAGCGAACGATTGATGACGGCGATCTTGGGATTAAATACAAGAGAGCAAACGGCGGGGCTCCCCCAATGACTCAGTTATTCAAACGAGTTGATCGTTTAGAAGAAGCCTTGCAGAAGTTGTGCATTGCTGTGGGGATTAGCCCTAACGATGTTTTACCTCCCAAAGACGAAGACGCTAACGAGTAATGAGTGATTTGAGATATGATTTACTACCAGACTTGGACAAGATACAAAGTATATGTTCGTCTAACCCAAGTCTGGTAGCGTTGGCAAATCATTTAGATAGTTTGCCAGAAGCACCTGATGCGTTTGATTACGATAACGCAGAGTATGATGATTACCAATCACCACCAGAAACTATTATGCCTAGAAAAAAAGCTGCTGTTAAAAAACCTACTACTTCGTTACTACCAGATGTAGATGACTTAAATGTTCCACCTGATAATTTCCTAGAATACACAACCTGTATCTATGGGGCTAAGGGGATCGGTAAGACAACCTTAGCATCTTCTTTCCCAGGATTCGTTACGATTATGACGGAGCCCTTGCGAAAGAACCTTGCAATTAGAATGAAGGCTCTGCAATGCTACGACTACGATAGTATCACAGAGAAGGGTGCTCCCGACGCATGGCCCTTGTTCAAAGAAATGATTGATGAGGGTATTGAACGGGACGATATTCAAGGATTTAATATCGACACAGTTGATAGGTTATATGAATCCTGCTTGACTCATCACTGCGTTGTTGAAGGTGTCAGGCATCCTGGTGGCCTCAATGACTTCGGAGCCTTATGGTCTATCATTAAGGACGATTTTGAAACGACCTTAAACAGCATCCGAGAAAATAATCTTGGATTAGTTCTTGTCTCTCACGCAAAGGAAGATGATATTGAATTAAACACTGGGCTGAAAGGAAAGATGTACGCACCCAGTTGTTCGGGAGCCGCGACCAAGTATCTTAAAGCGGCTTGTGATTACGCATTCTTTTATGGTTATCATGCTAAAAAAAGGGCGTTACACTTTCGTGGCTTTGATTTTATCTGGACTTCGTGCGGTGTCAGGGATAGATTCATTAGCAAATCAGGCGATCCGTTGACGTTGGTTTACGTGGAAAAAGACCATATTGACAACGGGTACGAATTATTACAAGCTGGTTTTGAAAATCGACTTTGGAACTATGATGAAGAACCAGAGGACGAGGAACCAACTACCAAGAGAAAACGTAAGTAACTTTTTTTAAGATTCCCCAAGAGGTATTGATTCGTTATGGCTAAGAAAAAATCAGCATTCGTCATGGCAGGCGAGCAGGCTAAAGAAGTAGTCCGCGAAGCGTCAAAGACAACTCGTAGCAACATCATTGATACGGGACAAATTATCGAGGCCCTAAACCTCAGTGAAGGCCAAACAGTTAGTCTAATCTGTAAGGTAGCGTCCATTAAAACGGATACGCACACTACTGACAAAACTGACAGCAAGTACGACGAAGACCGAGCAGGTTTGCCCTACGTCAACTTCCAATTCGTCCCAACGAGCGGGCCATTGAAAGGAGGTAGTATTGGTAATTTCATGGCTTGTTATGATAAGAAGGATTTTGAGATCAGCCAATCTGCTTTGGAGTGGGTGTTCCGAGAATTTCAGGGACTGGATTATGAGACAGAGGGTTGGACCCTGGCTGAAATCGAGGAGCACGCTGAGGAGATCAACGGAGCATCTGATAAGCCGGTTGTTTCATTGGTTATGAAGTGCAACAAGATCAAGTCCGGTAAAAACAAAGGACAACTAGCCGTCAACTGCCGTATTGGTCGATTGATCGAAGACGGTGCTGACGACGAAGATGATCAAGTTGATCAAGAGCCAGAAGCACCAGCAGCAAAGCCTACTCGCGGTCGTAAAGCAGCAGCGAAGCCCGTTGAAAAAGCTGAAGAAGACGACGACAAGCCTTTCGTACCTAAAATCGGTGATAAGGTTAATTATACCTTTGTCGATGGTGACGATGAGGAAGAATTGGTTTGTACGGTAACTAAGGTCAATCCTCGTAAGAAGACCTGCGATCTAAGCGATGGTGAGTACGATTACGACGACGTTAAGTTTGACGAAGTATCCCCTGTATAGTAACCTTGAAGCGGTTGTGGAATGATTCTAACCTAATCAAGTAGAGCCGCTGTTGTCTGAGGATGGCAGCGGCTCTTTTTGTCTCTCTCCCAGGAAACATAATGGTAACTAGAAAAAAGCGTCATCCTGATAGGATAAACGCTATCGCAATCGATACGGAAACAACAGGTCCATCATTATACCACGGTTGCGAAGCATTCATGGTAACGGCTTGTGACATTGATGGAGACCTTTATTGTTGGGAAGGTTTGATCAACCCCTACAATCGGAAAGTATCGTGGTCAGATAACGATATAAAAGAGATGATTGAGGTATTTTCACAATATGCTCATATCGTTTTCCATAATGCTACGTTTGATCTACGGGCTATTGAGCTTATAGATCAGGAACTATACAACGTCATCATTGATAAGATTGTTGATGATACTATTATACAATCACATATAGTAAACTCAGCAGGTTCTCATAAACTTAAAGACTTAGCTATCTATTACTTAGATTTGCTAGATGATGACGAAGCTGAGTTGAAACTAGCTGTTCAACAAGCCAGAACACTTGCTAATAAAGTCTATCCTGATTGGGTTATTGCTGGTCAGAATATTGAGTCTCTACCAAACTACACTGGTAGTTACTCATTTTGTGATTATTGGTTACCAGCAGCTATTGCTCGCCACCTTAAATATCCCGAGAATCACCCCTGGTATACAGTCTGTCAAAAGTATGGTGAGCGTGACGTTGAGAGGACTATATCACTTTATTGCAGTTTCATAAAGTACTTGAGACAAGCATATCAAGATGGTATCTATGAGGATCACTGCGAAGTTATCCATGTTGTTAAGGCGATTCAAGATGGTGGGTTCCACTTCTTCAAGGATAAAGCCGAAGCTGCCATTGAGCAACTAACAAGCGAGATAACCCCATATACGGAACTGATAGCTCATCTAGTCGGTCCTGATTTTAATATCAACTCACCTAAGCAACTATGTGAGTTACTGTACGATCATTACGGTTTACCGATATTAAAAGTTACTGATAAAGGGTCAGCATCTACGGACGCGGAAACACTTAATGAACTTGCCGTAGACTTTTGTGATGGGTCAAGCAGTTATGAAGAAGCTGGTTTATTCCTGAACGCCCTGCTGGAAGTTAGGGTTAGGAACACAACATGTAACTACATTAACAACTATCTTAAATATGCTAAACCTTACAATGTCTGGTACAGCGACGGGTCACAATACTGTCTGTATTACCTGCACCCATCACTAAATCAAACTGGTACTGCTACTACTAGATTTTCTTGCTCTAATCCTAACTCGCAAAACATCAGCAAAGGGAAGGAAGAAGAAGACGACCAGGGTAACAAACGACGAGTGTTTAACCTGCGAGAATTATTCGGACCACCTCCCGGTTACAACTGGATAGCTATTGATTATAAATCATTGCAGCTAATCATTTTCGCTTACGAGTCAGGTGACGAAGGACTGATACGGACGTTCTTAGAGGGGGGTGACCCTCATAATTATGTAGCCTGCCAACTATTTGACACGTCAGCACCAACCGAATTAGAAAGGCGTATCGCTAAGAATGTGAACTACGCTTTGATATTCGGGGCGGGAGCAAACAAACTAGACAGGACAGCGGGTAGAGCCGGTATTAGAGACTTGTATCGCAGTCAATTTCCTAGCACCGATTCTTACATGCAAAAGGTCATTAAACAGGGTCGGTTTCAAGGTTATGTAAAAACAGCTTGGGGCTATCCAATCACGGTGTCACCCGACAAAGCTTACAAAGGGGTTAACTACATTATTCAAGGTGATGAAGGTGAGATCGTCAAACGTGCGATGGTCAACACACATCAATTTCTTTTCCAGGAGCATCCAGAATGCAGATTGATTATGCAGATTCATGATGAGTTAATTTTTGAGTTTCCCGAGTGGTATAAATTCCCGCTCGAAGATATTAAACGTGAAATGATGGAACCAGCGGCGTCTATTGGTTGGTGTACGCCGGTTGATGCAGCACTTATTACTGAACATTGGGGTAAGAAAATAGAATGTTAGAAATTTTTGTAGGTAATAAGTCTAAAGGACATACAGGTTATTACTGTGGAAGACCGTCACCTCTAGGCAACCCTTTTAAGATAGGTGCTGACGGCGATAGAGATATGGTAGTAGATAATTACGCAGTGTATTTATTAAACAACTATCGTAATTCTAGCAAGATAAAAATTTGTATAGATAGGTTAGTAGACTACGTTATAAAGTATGAAAAGTATACTTTAGTATGCTGGTGCTCGCCCGATAGGTGTCATGCGGACGTAATAGCGGAGTTAGTAAAACAATTACTTGAGGAAAGAGGTTATGATGTTAGAATTACTAAACTTTCATAAGATTGAAGTTTATCCTGTCACCGCGTCAAAACCGGATGAGCATTATAAAGGTGATTGCCCATTTTGTGACTCACCTAAATTTCACGTTAACATCCAGAAACAGATGTGGGATTGTAAGAAATGTAGTAACGAAGGCAATCAGTATACATTTCTAACTAGAATCTACGAGCAGTGCGAAGCTGCTAGTGAAGACTATGATAAACTAGCATCGCAGCGTAAAGGCATCCTAGCTACAACACTGGAAGAAGCTGGTTTTGTTTGGGATAACTTAAACAGTCGTTGGTTAGTGCCGTATCAAAACGGATCAGAGTTCCTAAATAACTTGGGAGCGTTCCGACCCGAATACGGTTTCAGGATATTCAAATCACCAGGGATGCCCCTGAAGCTTTACAGACCGTTTGACAAAAAGAGTTTCAAAGATACGGTAGTAATCGTCGAGGGCGAATGGGACTTACTCGCAATTAAACCCTTCCTTCCCAGGGAGTATTCCGTAACGGCAGTTCCAGGGGCTATGACTTTCAAAGAGGAGTTTATTTCTGATTTCCGAGGTAAGCATGTTATTCTATGCTACGACAAAGACGACTCCGGCAAAGCTGGAATCGCGAAGGCTGTAAGATTACTGAATCCTGTTGCCGAATCCATTAAGTTCCTACAGTGGCCGGATGATTTTCATTTCCGCTCTGCTGACGACTCGAATGAAGATGGTAAGGATTTACGCGACCTTGTAACGCATTTGAGTTGAAATGTATAAACCAGTACCTCCATACTTTGTTATTGATATGCCTTTGAATGAGGCTGGTGAAGGGCCGGAATTGGATCAAAGTCTAGTACGCCAAGTAGTGTTCCAGATATGGGATTCAAATAATGTGACTGTGAAAACTTTCAAGTCACCAAGGAAAGCACAATCTATATGCAACAAAATGAATGAATCAGCAGGTTATAAGAATGGCTAAGCGAAAGAAGAAAAAAGCTACGGACGTTTGGAGTTTCATCAGTAGTAATTTAATACCTGCTGTAGAAATGGAAGCGTCTGAGTACATCGATACTAAGTACACATTGCCTGAAACTGATCCGATTAAATCCTGGGAGGAATTAAGAGACGTATTCCACAATAGTGGCTTATATCTAACAGAGGGCAATGATTATGCGATTGCTGTTTGTATTGCTACGGTGCTTTCACCCTATCTCCCAGGGGAACCGATCTGGGTGTTTTTAGTAGGTCTCCCATCGAGTGGTAAGACCACAATCATCGAATCATTCGGATCATCCAATATGTACTGTGAGGCTCAATCTCAGCTTCATGATACAATGCTGGTATCCGGTGCTAAGAGTGCTGATGGTAAGGATTCGTCATTCTTACCAACCTTGAAGAAGCGTACTCTACTTATTAAAGATTACACTACGGTCGTATCGATGGACCATCGTAGTCAAGAATCTTTATATGGTATCCTACGGGACGCTTTCGATGGTACATTCAAAAAGCGGTATGGCAACCGAGAGATTAGAGTATTCACCCAGTTGAAGTTTGGTTTTATTGCTGGAGTCACTCGAGTCATTCACGGCGACTCACGATCATCATTGGGTGAACGGTTTCTGAAGATCGAGTATCATGAAGAAGATGAATTCGATGAGCAGACTCACGCACTAGCAGCAATGCGGTCATCAGCTAATAAAGATGAACGGACTTCAATGCTCGAACGATCAATGCTAGGTTTTATTGATCATCTAATCAGTAATATGCCTGACAACGATTCTCGACCAAAGATTGAAAACGGATCAGAATTTGAATTACAGATTGTGAAGCTGGCTTTACTTGTTTCATACCTTCGAGCCCAAGTAGATCGTCGTGGTGATGATTCGTTGTTGTACCGTCCAGGTAAAGAAATAGCATCCCGCCTATCAGTCCAATTCAAAAAAGTAACTGAATGTCTGATGCTAATATTTAATGTTACAGAACCTAATAACTTAATCTATAAGGTCATTCGCAAGTTAGCATTAGATTCGTGCATCCCATTCAATGTTGAGTTTGCTCGTTTACTATACAACAATCCCGCTGGCATCTCCCGTAGTGATTTAGAGATTGAATTACAAATACCCAGCACGAATATACATCGAATCTGTAACGACTTGTTGCAGTTAGGTATCATTAAAGTTAGTCGAGTACCTAACGGGAAAAAATCTGGTAGAGATAAACACGTTTACGTTCTTAACCCTGTCATAGCTCAGCTATGGGAAGAAACCATCGAGGTACAAGATTATGTTCGCGTTCAATCTAAGACTACTCGCGTTCGCAAGCGGAAATCAGTTCGAGGTAGTTCAGTCGATTCAGACGAAGCAATTGACGTACCCACAGATCGTCCGACCCGAAAGCGTGTTAAGCGAACTTCAAGAACAAATGCTGAAGAAACTTAATGAAAGTTCCGTAGCAAATCCCGCAATGCCGGAAGAAAATCTTTCCGCAACAGCACTGGAACTATTGGCGGCATCAGTTCGAGCGGGTAAAATCGGGGGTGAAGAAGTTTGGGGTCGCACGGACGGTAACGGCGATCTATTGGTTACAATTCGTTACAAATCTAAGAAAGGGTAGAGTGCTTTATGACACAGTTATCAACAGAAGTAATGGCTGAGCAGGTAGCAAATAGTCTAGTCGATGCACTAGGTGGTTCGCTAGTCGAAGGAGAAGCATCGTTCACACCATCTGCAATGTCTGCTAAAGTCACGGGTACTATCTTGGGAGCTATTGCTAAGTTCTTAGCAGAAAATTCCGACTTTCTGCCACCCAAAGAAGCAGTTCTACGTGCCGTTAATTCAGCCGTTGATATGGCTTTGGCTCGATTGGGTCGCCCTTGGTTAACTGCATTAATCTCAGTCCCAATCAAGAACATGATTGAGAGAGCGGTTGATTCTATGTATGACGCTATTTTGAATCCTCAAACAGAAGTCTAAACCAGTTATGAGATCATTAATACTTACGCTGTTGGCGATCTTATCCTCAACAGCAATGGGACAACCCCCGTTAACGATTACCTCATCGGGTTACTACATTACGGAGATAAACGCTGATGGTGTTCCGAAGTTAGTAAAGATTACGGTGGTAGTTGATTTAACTGGCGGTAATGCACCAGCACCTAACCCGCCCGATGTAGCTGATATTGATACAGCAGTTGTTAAGCAAGTTAAGGAATGGTCCGAAACTGTTAACGACCCACAAGGTGCTCAAGCGATTGCAGCAGTCTATTCTCATATCAAAGGGGCTGTAGACGATACATTACTGGATGTTGTAAGCGTGTGGCCCGCATTAAAGGATGCTACCGATAATGCAATCACTATTGTTGACAGTACTGAAAAATGGAAAACCTTTCGCGACCAACTTTCCGCTTTAGTAACGGAAGGACGGCAAAGAGGTACATTGCAAAATAAAAAAGCTGTATCAGTTTTTCTGAGATCAGTTCAGCAGGGTCTTGAGTTATCTGCTGATGGTAGTAACGCTTTGTCATTAGACACACTTACTGCTATCGCTACAAAAACGAATGAGGCTATTGATGCAAACAAATAAAGTTATAGCGGAGCTATACAGACTAGGCCACTTCCACAACCCAGCACACCCAACAGGTGTTGTAGAGAATGACCTACCCCGCTTAAAACTCACAGATGATCCAGTACGTAAAGCCATTGCTTCCTACCAGGAATTTATGGCGACGGACTTTGATAGACTATCTATGAGTGAACACGGGCGTATCGGTATTGCTGATGGAGAAGTCGGCCCAGCAACTGAACGATTGTTTGATGTTGAAAGATGCGGGCTACCTGACTACGCGGTAGAAGAAACTGGTCGGGGTTCATGGCCCGTAGGGTGTCACCCAGAGTTTCCCGGTATCCACTCATTTTCTCTTTACATCGACAAATCAGGGATGCCAGGATTTCTACGGACCTACTTTGATGATGCTTGGTTGTTATGCCGCCAAGCTTATGCAGATATCGGCATTGCATTCTTTGAAGTAGACTCACCATCCCGAGCTAACACGGTTGTTACTTGGACCCGTGGCAATGGCTGGATTGGCTTAGCTATTGTACCACGATCCCCACAATGTAGAGAACGCATCTGGGCTAAGTTTGATAATCGATATCAACCAGCCGATATGCTTAATCAATGGGCTCGTTTATTAGCTCATGAATTCTGTCACAATATGGGGCTATCCCACACTCGCGGTGGCATCATGAACCCATCAATTACTTCAGGCCCTTTTACTCCCAGGGCGTGGCGAGGCGATCCTAGTGAACCGGCATTGGTACGATTCTTTGGAGGGGTGCCAGTTGATTTAGGAATTGGCAAGCCTGAACCTGAGCCCGAACCTGATCCACCCAAAGAACCAAATGAATATTGGTTCAAGGGACATTTCTCACTTATGAAAGGTGATGAAAATCTTGGTGATTACATCCTCACTCCAAAACCAAAGGTATAAAATGAAGACACTACTATTTCTATTACCGCTTGTACTGATCACAGCACCCGTACAAGCCCAACGGATTTTCAGAGCATCCTCAATTGATCTTGAACAAAATGATCGACTCGATGTTCTGGAAGCAAAATTTTCAGCAATTGAAAACTCGATTAATAAGCTATCAGTTGCGATTGAGACGGCATCAGCCAAAGAAGTAGTTACTGTTGCTGTCACTGAAAAACCAAAAACAACTGAAGTTGCTACTTCTAGCAAACCCGTTGTACTATCACCGCCAACTGTAATTTATTCGCAACCAGCAACGGTGTCTTACACGCCCCCTGTACCCACCCAAAAAATCGTCACTACATCATCAGGATATTATGATGGTACGAGTCAACGGACTTACCCAGGCGATATTAGAAGTCATCTCCAGGGAACCCACGGGGTTGGAAGCACTGCGGGCATGACTAAAGATCAGATGGAAGCACTTCACGACTCTTTACATAACGGCTCTCGATCAGTTTCTAGGTCAAGGACGGTAACACGATCAGTTCAGCAATCAGCTTGTCCTGGTGGTGTATGCCCTTCACCAGCTAGTCGTTCTACGGTTCGTCGTGGTATTTTTGGTTGGAGGCGATAATGAATATATTTGATGTTGAAGCTGCCCTAATGGAAGCTATCGAGGAATCTGATCTTCGACCGATCCAAAAGCTGCGATTGCGATTAGCCTTACGTTTCCGTCCGATGGTTAGAGCCGAAATGCTAGGTGCTGTCCAAATGCACTGCGTCATGCAAGGTGTAGTAACTGAAGCTGGCGAAGTTCAAGCAGCAATCGATTGGAAACAGGTTATTGATATTATCATTCAGTACCTCCCAACATTGCTGTCACTGCTATTAATGTTTATCTGATCTGCTAGTTTGGCTGAGTAGCACACCTTCTACCCAGTCATGTTTTCCGTGACCCCTTTAATGAAAGGAGTTTATCATGAGAGGTGTTAGAGTTGGTAACGACGACTTCTACTTGTTTGACTACAATGAAGATCGTTCACAGTTGATCGTGGATAAGAGCAACGTCAAGAATGCGGTAGGCCGAGAACTATTCTCATGCCTAGCGAAACGTCGTGACAAGAAGTTACCTGTAACGGTAATGACTAAATCCCAAGTCAACAAAGCGGCAAAAGCTGCATAGTAGTTTATTCCAAATATCCAAGCCGGTAGGATACTGGCTTTTCGTAGGTGAAACATGAATCTCTGGGTAGTCTTAGAGCAGGTTTGGATCGAACAGGATAAAATGTATCTTGCTACCTTAAAACGAGGTGCCAAGATTATTAAGCGTTATTACCCGTACCCCTTAGAGATACATACGCTTGTATCCATTTAGGAAATCAAAGTGCCTTACACTACATCAAAACCCAAAGATAAAAAATGCGGTACCAAAAAAGGTCCGTCAAAACCAGCTAAGCCAGCAAAACCAAAGGGTAAGTGATGCCAAAGAAAACATCATCTAAACCAAAGAACCGCTGTTGGAAAGGATACGAGCCTACTCCTGGCAAAAAAGCCTACAGTGACGGTTCCTGTCAGAAGGCTAAAAAGTCTAAAAAATCCAACAAGAAGTAGCATGGCTAAAAGAACTAAGAAACTTGACCAACTCGAATCGACTTCTTCTACGCCCCTTCGATTCGAGTATTTGGACCCAAAGAGCATCAAACTCAACGCTAAAAACTGGCGGGTTCACCCACGACGGCAACGACAAGCCTACAACGCATTCAAAAACCAAGTCGGTTGGGCCGGTGCAGTCCTAATCAATGAAACTACAGGGAACCTCCTCGATGGTCACATGCGAGTTGATGAAGCTATCAAAAACGAAGACCCTTCAGTACCCTGCCTGATAGGCTCCTGGACCGAAGAAAAGGAAAACTTGATTCTCCAGTCGCTTGACCCCCTCGGAACGCTTGCAAGCACCGATAGAGAGGCCCTAGCAAGCCTTACCGAAGCTAACCGGAAAAAACTCACGGACTTGGGCAACGACCACACCCGCAAACTAGCCCAATTAACCGAAGACCTGAAAGCCCTATCCCAATCCGAGGAATCCGGTCCTCTACTGAAGCAAACCAAGCCACTACGCAAACCAAAGCCTCTCTCCCAGGAAGACCCTGATGAAGAACTAAACAATACTGATAACGATACAGAAGACAATATTGATGTATCGTACCAACCCCCAAAGAACAACAAAGATATTCGGCGGGAGATCATCGAGTCTGACGTTTTCTTTGCGTCTGATGATTACGCGGTTACTATCCCGCTCCAGTTGCCGACGCTGCTACCCCATATGTTAGCAACGCCTGATATGGCACCACGTCAGACCTTTAATCGTTCACGATCCCAACAACATACACCGGATACTTATTATTGCATTTCATCGGTACCTTGGCCTGAATCCCGAGATGGTGGCGTATTAGGTTTCTTCACCGAAGATTACCGATTCAATAACTGTTATGATTTTGCAGCAGACTTCTTAGAAGAAATACTAGACGAAGACTGGACTACAATCTTACTCCCAGATTATTCATTATACGATCACTACCCACTAGCCATGAAACTATGGAATTTATACCGTAGTCGATGGTGCGGTCGTTATTGGCAAGAAGCAGGTTTTCATGTAGTACCTATTATTCAAGGTTGTCAATTAGGTTCTGAATCTGACGCTTCTATGACACGACCCATATGTATAGATACTCTGCCCAATAATACACCAATGATTGCTTGTCAAATGAGAAGCACCAAAGGTTATCAAGATTTCTGCGAAGATATTAACTACGCTGTAGAAACTAAAAACATTGAAACGGTTTTAATCTATGGGGGCCTTGATAGGCAAAAGGTACTTCATGGTTATTTGACAGATAAAGCCGAGATCATATACTTGCCTTCATTCATCAAAGCACGCAAAGAAGTGTTAAAGAGGGAGAGTTAATAAATGGCTCCGCGAAAACCCAGAAAAGTAGGCACGATGAAGGTCGGGAATAAAACAATTCCTGACTATGGTAAAAGGCAAGGTAGGGGTCGGCTTGGTGGTAATAAATCTACTGATACTGGGGCAAGAGTTGATCCTGTACCTGCGAGAGTTTCACGAAGCAAACCAAAACCTACGGGTGGTAAAAACGCTTCTGAAGCCGCTGGACAAAAGAAAGGCACGAAAACGAAATCAGCCCGTAAGGTAGCAACTAAAGCAGCAAAAAAGGCAGGTGGCGGTGCAAAGAAAGCAGCAACAAGAGCCGAAAGTGCGGCCAAGAAGAAAGCCGCTTCCGAGAGGGCAACTAAAAAAGCCTCAAAGAAGTCCAGCAAAAAAGCTACCACCACCAGAAAAACCAGCGGCCCCAAACGGAAAGTCAAAACCCCCGGCAAAAGGTCTGTCGGCAGAGTTAAAAATAGAGCTACCCGCAAAAAATATGGATAGCACGTTCGACTTGGACGATTGTTTATCCAACTTCCATCTCGAATAAATTCCAGGAACCCCAATCATGGCTAAAGGCAAAGGTAAATTAACGCAGGCAGCAAAGACCCTCGGATCAGCCGGAGGTAAAAAAGGCGGACCAGCCCGAGCAACAGCCCTTTCAAAATCCCGTCGATCAGCAATCGCAAAACAGGGCGGCAAGGCTAGACAGGCCAAGAAAAACGGCTAGAATACATTAGTTGAGTTGGCGCATTCTCTTGGGAGAGGGAATCCGAAGCCCCGATATGGTCAAAAGCTGTATCGGGGTTTTTTCGTAAAAATTCCTAGAAACCCTATTGCAAAGCATAAAACCATCCGATACAACCTATAGACAGTTGATGTGACTCCAGCGAGAGTCATTTATCACGGGGGCTAGAGGCTGGTGCTTTTCCGGTCCGGGTTCGATTCCCGGTAGCCGCCATTCTGTTAGTTTCGTATCTCTCTCCCAGGAAATTTCTTATGTTACGTTCAGGACAAGGTGCGTTCGGTTACTTGATAAATAATCTAGTCGATAAAGTATTAGAGTTGGAAACAGATAAGATTACCGTCTTTAAGAATTATCAAAGTTTCTCGAACATAATGTACGAAATAGCTAGGCATATTAAGGACTATGATTCCTTAAAGCATTCAACCAGCACGCTTGAAGGGTACATCCAACATGAAACTAGAAAGAATGGCTATGACACGAATGACTTGTTTATTCTGTCAGAAGTAAGTAGGGATAGTAACAGAGACGATAAGTTTTTTCGCACATTAAGTAATGTGCCGAAACTAGCTACGATGATACGTTCGTATGTCAGTTCTATTCGCAAATGCTTAAATGAAATAATTAACGAAAAAAGACAGGATTACGATGAATTAGAATTTCAGAAAATTTTGTTCTGTCACATGCAAATTGAAATGTGGTTTTCTCTTATTCGTGATGGTCAAAAAAGCAAAACTACATTCCTGGACAAGTTCCTCGCGGAAAACATTGGGACCATTCAAAGTACGAAACTAAAGTGTTTGATCACCAACGATTGGCCTAAGTATCGAGGTATGTTTGGTGACCATAATTCTTGTTTCTACCCAGGTAGGGAGCACGAAGCTGGGATGCGTGCTGCAATGAGGTTCGGGTACATCGCTAGGTTTTACACTGCTGACGTGTCTAATGATCAGATATTGAGCAACCCAGACAATCCGCTGTTAGTTGAAGAACCTCTGGACACGTTGAAGGATTCTAGTCACGATAGAGAGGTTCGAGGTACTGATGGTTGTGCTGGGCGTGTATTGATTATGCCTTCAGTAATTACAGAACATTACGCAGACCGATTAATTCCGTTGAATCAACAAGATATCGCAGTTTACAATTGCTATCTTCATGGCAGCAAATGCCCTTCATTATCGAAGTCTTTAATCGCGGATTGGCTTCGCACTCTTATCCCAGAAAGTTTTAATCACGGTAAAAAAACAATTCAAAGAACAGGAAATCTTTACGTCAACAATTCAACTTGTTATGTAGTGTCTTTTACACCTCCGCAGCATGTATCACAAAGGGCTTACGACAAGGGAGTAGTCTACGCAGGTAAATATCAAACTGATTTAATCGACGCAGCTTATGAAGTTTTAGATCAGGACGATGATTGGGACGGCTCAGACTTTGACTGGGAAGAATATCTCAATGATTACGAAAGCAGTTTAACTGATCTCGCATCAACAGATGAACCACAAGTTACTCAAACAGAGGAACCTTTTTCTGATCAACTGTCGTTACAAAGGGCAAAAAACGATTTTGCTAATTCAGTATATCGCGATGTAAGATATGTCATCGGTGATAACCATCAAGAACTGCGAGTACACTTCCTTAATGATACAGACCTATGCGTTCATTATGGGGCCGCTCGGATCGGCTTAACCAGAGATTTAATAGCAGCAGGTTGGTTAGGGATGAATCTAACGAACCAAGTTATGTACGTCCGCGAGACTGCTTACGAAATAAGAAGACGGTTATTGGCCTAAAGCCCTTGACAAACCCTGCCGATAACCCTACAATAGAGTTTCATCAGTAAATTCCACTCTCCCCAAGGGAAACCCATGTTCAACATTTATGACCACGCCGAATCCATTATCCGACGCTGCAACCAGCCCAAAAGCGATCTGCTCGGACACGGCAAGAAAAAAGAAGATTACCTGTTCATCCCGTCCAAGTCGCACAAGCCCCGTGCTCTGGCTGTAGCCCACTGCGACACGGTATTCGGGGACATTCCTTCTTCCCAGGAGATGGCTCGCCGGGAGGCATCAGCCCAAGCAAGTTATCAAGACAAACTCACTAAATTTGAAAATGGTGAGCAGAAGGTTAAGCCTGTTTACTACGCCCCGAGTTTCCTGTCACCAGCGAGACGTGAAGGCAGTAACAGGATCGTTAGCGGTGCTTTGGACGACCGTTTAGGTGTAGCAATCATCTTAGACATTCTCCCGCATTTTATGCCTGAGTTTGCTTTCGATATTCTGCTTACTGACGACGAGGAGACCGGAAATTCAACCGCCCGTGACTTCTCTCAGGATTATCTTGCGGGCGGCGAGTGGGGCGAGTACATCGATAGTCGGTTGCTCAACTACCAGTTCATTTTCGAGTTTGATCGTATGGGTGTTGACGCAGCAACTTACGATTTTGGTAATTCTAAAGCATCTAATTTACTTTCCGATACTGGTTGGGAAGAATCACAGGGTTCATTCACTGATATCTGCGATTTAGACTCGTTCGACTTATGGGCTTGTAACTTTGGCTGTGGTTATCACAATCAGCACACCCGAAGTTGTTCAGTTGATCTACGAGAATTGTACATCAACTTGCTCAAGTTCAGCTATTTTGTAGAAGAATTAGGTGATACGGTTCTGTACAACGAACCCAAACCACGTTATCGGGGCTGGAGTAACGCTTACAACTACAGCAAAAGCAGCAAAGTAGATTCTTATGCTCCTTACGAAACTTACGTCGATGATGACGATTACTACAAAGACGAGAAGTACGACAGTTACGTTATCGGGCGACCAAAACCTGCGACACAACCAAGTACAAACAATACCTTTATTCGGACTACAAATACTGTAGTACAATCAGGTATCAGCTTTTTTCAAGCAGCTATTAAAATTGCTAATCAATTAAAAGTAGCTTATCGTTTAAGTTTACTTCATAGTGATCCGGCAACAAAGAAGCTGTATGAAGACAACTTTACTAAAGGGCCTTGTGGTGAGATATTCGTTAAAAATGATCAGTACGACGAATATGATGCTGAGTGGCAGGAATACATAAACGCCCTAGCTGAAGCACACCCTAGCATATCTGAACTCATTGACGAGGTTGGATTGGATGAGCCTGATACCGAAGTTGTTGACGACTCAGTTTTTTATGTTCAAGATGATACCTCCAGGGCTTGGGACGAAACCTGGGATCATTATCGAGATCAGTATGGTGAAGAATCCGATCCATATGATGATGACGATGATCAAGCTGTAATTTTCATAGCTGATCCGAAACAAATCGAAGGTGATGATGATGATGAAATCATTACCGCTAAATAACACTACGAGGGAAAAAGTGGATTCTGAAACAAATTGCACGCAGGTAAGCCGTTCATGGAAAGTCTGGAAGCACGGTCCAAGAAATTACACCGCTAAGCGTGCTGGTGAACCTGGGTGGCTAGAGCAAACGCGGTTTTATTTTAGCCGCGAATCGCTGGAAGCTGATCTTGGAAAGATGATTTTTGCTGACGAGTTAAAGCGTCAATAAACCTTTGAGGACTAGAATGGGAAAGTTCAGAAAGAAACCAGTTGAGATTGAAGCGTGGCTATGGGACGAAACAAAAGAGACGTTCGCGATATTGCAAGAAGCAGGGATGAAATGCGGACATTACGACTCGCACGTCACAGAAAACTTTATCCGGAATATCGGGATAGACACGCTGGAAGGCATGATGAGAGCGGACAAAGGCGATTGGATTATCAAAGGCATTAAGGGCGAGTTTTACCCGTGTAAGCCTGATATTTTCGCAGCGACATACGATCCGGTTCAGTAGTTCAGTTTTTAGTTTAAGGAATGGGCCGTCTTTGGGTAAGCGTGAGGGTTGTCCCTAAGTCTGGTTAGCAGTCACGAACAGGATAGCTAGTGATCGGGTTCGAGTCCCGAACGGTCCAATGCAGTAATGCCGCGAGATACTGCGATATCAACAATACGCGGGACAGCCGGAGAGACGGCATTTTAACGGTTTAGGTTTTATATCGAGAGAAGAAAATGAAGGTCTTTAATGCGTTTCAGATTACAGCGGCATTTGTGGCTTGGCCGTTCCTGATCTCTTGGCTTTCGGAAGCCGCATTTCGAGGTGCTTCCGTGGCATTCTTTGCGGCTTGCGGACTTTACGTTGTGGCATTCTTCGCGATGGTAGCGTCCGTCCATATGTCGATGGCAACGTGGGATAAGTGGTGATTTATGGCGAAGCGACTGTGCCCTGTGTGCAGGGTCCAACTTGATCGCGTGCCGCCGTCGAATTGGATGAACTCTGAGCAGTGGGAATCAATGAAAGCGGGCGATTACTTTTGTCGAGTTTGTCCCGACAACGGCAGAGGCGGTTCAGGTTTGTGTTATTGGAATGCATCGGAAGTCGATGCAGCAGAGCAGAAGCAAATTGACGCGATGATGCGTGTTTAGTGGCGTATGAAGATATGAGGGAAGAAATGAGATTGGTGAAAAATGAAGACGGAAGTTGGCGAAGCTGGGACAGCTTGCGAGACGACGCTACGGATAAAGTTGAGACGATGGAGGTTGTCCCCGTTGATCGGCTAAAAGAACTTGACCAATACTTAATGCAGTCGATAACGGAAGAACGCGGTAACGTGGACAGAGGGATTCGCGGAGCTTATCGCGTTGTCGATGCTTTGCGATTTGTTCGCACTAGACTGAATTCTTTGTTTAGCGGCCAATGAGATATTGGAGTCACACCATTTTTAGTCGAGGGGAAGATGAGCAAGCAACAGTTGCATCAAAGTGTTGGGGTCGCTGCCGGTAGCGTCTACGAGCAAAAACGACGAACGCCCGTTGTTACACTTAGCTTCGTGAAAGACTTTTCGGCATTGGACGACCTAGAAGACGGTCACTACGATCCAGAGGACGGTAGATGGCACAACTTTGCTTTAACCGTTCGTGCGGCACGGCAAATGATTGCTGATTTAGAGGAAGCTATCGACATTGCGATCAACGAAGGTCAGTTGCCGGAAGGTGCTGACCCTGAAAAGTGGGAATGAAGGTCATATTTACATACTGGGGATAATAGATGACGGTAGATGAAGCGATTGAGCGACTGGAGCAACTGCGTCAGGAACATGGCGGGAGCACACCGTTGTGCGTCGAGAAGGAATCACTAGGATCAGGTAGGGCCAATTTATTTGAGCCCGCCAAAATTGATATCTACAACGCTGTCGAGGTGCCATCCAGAGACAAGACTCACTGGGTCTGCCTTATGGCCGGAAATAACAAGCAAATTGCGGTTGTGTGGTGATCCACGTTGACCGTCATAACACTATCGAAGGAATAACATGCCACTGCGATTGGAGCCAAAGAGACTGCCTTCGCGAATGAAGCACTTGACGCACTCAGACGCATTGCGGTTGCTAGGGAGTGAAGTGTTTATCTACCGAGAGACGTTTCAGTATGAAGGGCCGGTAGTATTGGATCGTATAACGAAAGCGGGGCATTGTGTAGTACTAAGCAAGTGGCCACTGGAACCCGCGAAGCGACCAACGAAGTACATAAACCACAAGCAAGGTGACAGATACCGATCAACGGTCAAGACTTATGCTCTTGCGGTACCAGCGGACTCACCGAGTAACACTAATTGACGTTTAGAACGCTACCAATCACCCGGCCCGCCCCGAGTGATCTTCCATTTCAAACAGACTCGATGGTGGGCTCGGGTGCATTGGTTTGTTCGTGGGTGCGATTATGAGAGACGTGTGGAACAAAGACCCGGCAGCGTGGGAAGCGTTGACGCTCAATGAGCGACTGGAAGCAATACGCAGGTGGCATTGCACGGGACCAAGTGGGCAATGTGCATCGTCGATGAATACTCGCGAAACGCTGAACAGGACGATTCGCGAGGTCCAGCATGAAATGGCGACGGCGAAGAAGCTAAGCTATCGCGACGATGAAAGGCTTGGCGAGGCGTTGAGCGTCATGCTTGTGGAGTTGGCAGACGCAAGGGCAGCATGTGCGAGAATGGCGGAAAAACAAGACGACGAAGGGATGCGACTGTATCACGAAGGGCAAGCAGACGCGTATCTGATGGTCAAACGTGGTGTGGAAAAACATTTGGCGAAGTTGCCGCAAGCAGAAGACTGCCGCAGTGTAGGGCCGTTTTAGTATCCCACGAACGATATTTTCAGGCTGGTTGAATCACACCGAAATTGACGGCCAATACGCGATAGGCGGTGAGAAATGGCATTACCAGGAATTAAAACAGCTTAAAAGGAATTAACTATGTTAGTACTAAAAGTGCCAAACCAGAAACATATTTTTATCATAAATAAGGAAACTGGTGAGCAGATAAAGTTATTAATTAAAAATTCCACACATGCGGGTGTATCAGTATGTATTGAAGCACCCGAAAAATACCGTATATTACGTGAAGCACTTATGTTAGAAGACAACCCAGGGGAATTTGTTAATGCCAACATTGAGAGAAATAGCAAAAGCAAAATTAATTAATCAAGCTAAACGCTGTCAATTAATATGCGGCAGCTTCGATGGTAACTTATGGGTTTGTTTATGTCCTGGACCTGAATCATGCCCATTAACAGCCGAGCAAAGGACCGCTCTCTCCCAGGAAGACGAGGTTCAACAACGTATAAAAGAAAACAAATTTCAATATGCAGAGATGATGAATGACCGAACAGATAGTTAATCATTACCAGCCACAGACTATAGCAATGATATACACCGTTATCATCTTTGCTCTTGGCTGGGCAGCGGGTGCAGTAACCATTACAGCATTCAGGCATACGTTCATGAGACGTGACAATCATCTTCACCGCTCAAGGTGAATAAATTCCATAATCCCGGCACTGGTATACGCGAGCATATTACCACCCAAACTGCCACCGATACCAAACCCTCTCCCAACTTTGGAAGCGAAAAATGGATACTGAACTACGTGATTTTTTAATCGAAAACGGTAGGAAATCTGGCGAGGGTTATTTTGTTAGTTACGAGATTGTAATTTGTACTGGCCCGAAGGGGGCTGAGTTGGTAGTTGACCATTTCCCAGAGTTGGGTAATCGAATTTGTTTAAGTAGCAGGTCACCCCGATCAGAGTTCAGCGAGCTTCTACTGGCGAACATAACAATGCAACAGTTTGTGGCTCTGCTGGCAGCGTTTACCCCAGACTTGCCAAAAACCCCTGAACCATAGGTATAACAATTGCGGTCTATAGTTAAAAAAAGACCCACCCACCCCTCTGCTGGTACTGCACGTTAAATAAGGACGCTGTGGTGCCTGCTGAGGGGTTTTCTCGTTTTAGGCTGTGATTACACCAACCCAACTCAGAACAACGCACAGACGAGGGCTGAGAGGCTGTATCAACGGCCCCGCCTTCTTCCCAGGGAATCAACGTAGGGCGTAGCTTGACCGCTCAAGCTGAATGATTACCAGCCGGGGTTATTTATAAGCCGCGAACGAACCCACTCACCCTACCCCCCCCCCCACCAGAGTGCCCCCTCTACC